ACAGAGTAAAAATTACTTGCGATTTATTAGGTATTGACGGATACTTACAGGGCACTAAATAAGTCCCGTAGTGCGATCTCTCCAATAGTGGTCGCACTATTTTTTTTATTTTTTATTTTTTTATACACATATCATACATCTTAAAAAAATATTCAGATTTTCTTAAAATAAAAAAATATTCAGATTTCAGGTATAATGATAATATGAAACTTACAGATCAGGCACGGTATAAAGTAGCCGAACTAATTCAGGAAAGCAGAATAACTGCTCCTGGCAAAGACATATTCCTAAGACTAGCAGTTCAACCTGGAGGATGCTCTGGTTTGAGATATCAGACATATTTTGACTATGAAATTAAAGACGGAGACGAACTTGTAAGATATAAAGATTTTGATATCCGCATAGATAAGATGTCTTGGCCGTATCTTGATGGATCCTCAATGGACTTCGTAAACACTATTGAGAAACAAGGTTTTACAATAGATAACCCCAACGCTGCTGGTGGATGCGCCTGCGGAGATAGTTTTAACTAATGCAATGCAAGCACGTCTATGAATATGTTGGTAGCGAGATATGTCCATCTTGTGGACAGCCTACACACGAGCCTAATCTAGATCTAGACCATAGACTATTTGTACAATATTATAAATCAGATAAGCCTAGAGAGTACGTATGCCCAGTTGACGGCGGTACCATTAGGGGTTGGTGGAGTATATAGTAGTATAATATATTATAGGTATGGACTTAAACGAGATTATTGCAGAGATTCTTTACGATCATTTAAAAGGTAAGCATAAAGACAGCCTATCTGTCAAATTAGCAAACGATATCATTCAAGCATTTGAAAATTATCAAAAACTAACAGATCAACCACAATACATGGAAAACCATGAAATCTCTAAAGCAATATCTCCAATTTTGTCGGGGAACCAATAAGTCCTTCATTTACACTAGTCCACAATTGTGACGACATACTAGTATTAATTCTAGCAGACATACCTATAGACTCCATAACGTAGTTGTATCCTCCAGATTTAGTTTCAACCTTATTCCAAACCCCACTATCATATATCAAGGTTTGGGCAGGGAACACAAACAAATAATAAATCTTCTTCTCATTTTGCGACGGTACAGAAGACCAATCCTGGTCGCTCTTTGCAAGACACACATACCAATCAGCACTGTTATCTAATACACTGGCTATCATATTATCCAAACCATTATGTTTGCCTAGCCTGGATCCAGAAAAGGTTAGTGTGTTATTTGCATATACCCCTGATTTAACGGATAAACTTTCTCCTGAGTCCAAAGACATGTCTACACTGATACTATGGCTTCTATTGGGCTGCCAGTCGTTTGTATACCCTGCTTCTGTCAGAACGTTAGCGATAAGTTCTTCTAGAAATTCACTTGTACACGGAAGACGATAAACACTATGATGTACTTTTAGTTTTTCTGTCAAACCATTTATTAGGATTTGCTTAATTGTATCTAGCACATCTCATTATAACCTATATCGGGAGATTAAGCAAGTATAGATATTACATCCGATGGGACATTAGCAGACTGCTTGCAGTCATATTATGTCGTATGATGGTTTGATATTCTATTTTTCGGCTTACACTAACGATATAACTAAAAATACCTAACGTCTTTATATTTCTCAATAGTTTTAGGTGTTAGATAGTCTTCAACTTTTAAATTACTTCTACCAAGAACTTTTCTAATGTTGTGTAAATCTTTTGGTATACCCAAAACAGACTCATCGTACTTTTCTATTTTTTTAATATTTTTGAAGTTATGCTGAAAACTTTTAATCTCTAAAAATTCATAGATCTTATTCATGGTTTCTTGTGGTGTATTTAAAAGATCTTCATATTTAACTATGTGAATTATTCCAGCATTATCTGAATTGTCTATAGATTGAAAAGCCCATCTCAAGTGCCTGCCAAAAATGCTATGTTCTGAATATAAAAAATCTGCTAAGTTATCATTTATTGACAAATCTTTATTTTGAGCAAAGTCGCTGTTATTCATATCAGAAATAATTCCATCTTTTAATACTGATATAAATGATGTCATCATTTCAATTACTGGTCTTGTTGTAAAAATTATCTTAGGATTTTTTGTAATATATTCTTTTATTAATAAAATATTATCTGGATTTGCCCAAAACTTAGATCTGTCAAAAATTATATTTTTTTCTACATCCTTATAATAAATATAAGGCATGTTTAAGATTAATTTTTTAGATCTTTTATAATCTTCTTTGATTACTTTTGATATTTGCCCATTTTTTAATAATAGATGAGATTGCCACATATGTTCTAACAAAGTGCTTAATGGACTTGAATATATTTCTGGATTTTGATTTAATATACAGGAAAGAACCGTATTGCCAGATCTGGGAAATCCAGACAAAAAATGATTAGTTTTATTAAGATTTAATAAACCCCCTGGCTTAACGCCATCACTCACTTTTATCTCTTTTTCTCTGTAAGGTTTGATAAATCCCACCTGGCAGAAAAGAAGTTAAAAATCTAAAATTTTGTTTATCAAAAATTTCTTTATCTTTTTTTGTTTGCTCTCTAATAAATTCAATATTTGCCATATCTATATTATAGCCTAGGGGTTGAACTATTGTCCAATATCTAGACATAATGAATGTTTCATTCATAGATTGTCTAGGGTGTGGTTTGAATATCTATTTTCGGCTTTGTTGTATACCGCCCGAATTTAATCTCAAATAATGATATAATTCATTCTATGACTGCACAAGGCTGGGCGGGGTTTATATTAACTGTTTTATCCATTCTTGGCGCCGTCGGACTTGTCGGAAGGTGGATTGTGAAAAAATACGTTGAGGATATTATGTCCGAACTTAAACCAAATTCTGGATCATCAATGAAAGATCAAGTTACAAGACTTGAATCAAAAATGGACAAAGTATTTGACATGATGATTGAACACCTTAAAGATCATTCTAGGAAATAATTTTCTTTATATATAAGATACTTTAAATACCTTACTTGCTAGTTATTCTTTTTCTTTATATATTTTAAGTATACACCCTAACACCCTGGATTTTTACAGTTTATCAACCAATTATTATAACAATCCTATAACGATTATTTTTGAATGTCTAATTTGTAACCTTTTGTTATAATATGTATATATTTAATAATACAATGATATAATTTTTATGCTGGCGCCTAGATACTACCCCCACCCCACTGCGTCTAGGCGTCCAGTTTTATTTAATGGTATAATCAATTATTATGTGTACTCCTACAATAGAAAAATATGGTGCTTCTCCAGCAAATATTCAATGGACCGTAGTCCGTGGAGATAGCGCAACGTTAAAAATAGAGTTTTTTGAAGACGATGAAACCACTTACTGGGATACAGATGGTTGGACATTTTTATCTACATCCTACGATCCTGCAGGAGAGGTTCTTGACGAACTTACCGTTACAGCAGAAGAGGGGTATGTAACAATTTCAATTCCAGCAGAAACTACGTTAAACTGGGGAACTCAATATAGAAGTGTAGTATCAGAATTACCCTTTGATCTTCAGGTTACAATTCCTGGCGGTAGTGGAGAAGAAGACACAGTCTGGACTCCAGTGGTTGGAACAATATGTGTACTTGGAAATGTTACTCCTGGAGGAAGTTTATAGTGCCAGTCGTAAAGGCTTCTACCCTAAATACAAGTATTCCTCCAATTGTAAAAATTGGCAAAAAGGTTTTTAAAACAAAAATAAAGTAAGGAGAGTCTGATGGCTACAAATATGGATTTTCCTAGTAAAAAGAAAAAATATAACGAAACTGTAGAAAATACAAAATCTACCGAATATATTGCCGTTCCTGGAATTCAAGGAGAAAGAGGCGAGATTGGTCCACCAGGTCCACCAGGGCCACAAGGACCAAAAGGTGAGAGAGGCGAAAAGGGAGCACAAGGACTACAGGGCCCTCAAGGAGAAAAAGGCGATCCTGGTAAAGGGGCAGAAGGATACGATAGCCCATCTGGACAGTACCCTGGCTGGGCATATTATGCTGGAAGCGAAACCGTTGCCTATAGAGTTGGTCCAGAAAGAGGAGAAGATGGATGGGTTTCTTTTTTCTTAAATATAAATCAGGATCAGAGTGTTGAAACCTATCTTCCAAACAAGTCAGTTTCTTTATTAAACCAGGTAGCAAAAAATATTAACCTAAAGACACTTAAGGTAGGGGCAAGGGTAGAAATTAGGTATGACTTTTCTTTAGAGACATATTCAAATAATACAGAGGTTTGGATAAGAACTCTTTTGAGAGATGAATATCTGTCTCCAGCAGGATATGTTGGATTGTTAAAGTATCAATATCAATACGATCTATCTTATTCTCAAACCATTTTTATAAATAACGACAAAATAAAAAACCATGGAGGCATTCCTCAAATAAGAACAGACAACGAGGGGTCCTTTATTTTAAAAGGCATATATATAGCAGTATCATAATGGTATAATGTTGTAGGAGGAATAATGGCATTTCCAGGAAATTTTAATTTTAATTACTACCGTGGCGATACCGCCGAATTTGTGGTACGTCCAAAAACAGCAAATGGTAGCGCTTTTGATTTAACAGGTTTTAGTGCAAACTTTTTTATTGCTACTGCAAGAGGCGAAAATCAAACGCAGTATGAGGGGCAGGCAGTAGTTGATGCCTCGGCAGATACAATCACCTGCACAATTCTTCCTGGCGTAGGAAGAGATCTTGCTGCTGGAACATATGTATATGATGTTCAAATAGATGCCAGTGCATCTGAAATTTTTACAGTTCTTACTGGAACAATTACTGTAACAAATGATATTACTGGAGCAGATGAATCATAATGGTAGATGTATTACTTAATACTGAAGATGTTGTTGTCTTAGGACCGCCAGACTCAGTTGATGTTTTGGTAGATATTGGACCACAGGGAACTCGTGGTAGCAAATTTATTGTTGGTTCTGGAGAGCCCAATGCACTTACAGCAAGTGGTGTTTTATTTGGAACTACTTTAATATTAAATGATATGTATATCAATACCGCTCCAGGAGCAGGCTATGGATATATGTATCAATACATATCTCAGGCAGGCACAAATACTTGGGTACAAGTTTTAAAGATAAATCCAGCAATTTATTCGGCAGTTCAGACACTTTCTTTTTCTTCTGGATCTGCCTCTACAACGATCCCAATATCAAACATAGTAACTGTTAGCGGCTCACCACTTACTGCCTCAAACTTTAATGTTCAGTTTAAGATTGAGGGGGCAAACCCAATCGCATCATCAATGGAAATTCCTGCCTTGGCAGGGGCTGGATCAAATCTGGTAATAAATTTTGATGCAGTTGAATATAGTGGTGGTAGTTGGTCTGCATTAACTGGAAGCAAAACTGTACATTTATTTATATCAATAGTTTGATATAAAAATGGTATAATCTTTAAAGAGGTGACCCAATGGCTGTAGAGAATATAGGAAATTTAGTACCAACCAAGATTCCAGCATTAGTTGATGATGCTAATATTCAAGACGCCTTAAGGGCATATCACTATGGATCTTATGATTTTGATACCGCAGAAAATGATACAGCAAACCTTTTAAATCCGTCAATTGCATATACAATTAATGACCTACAAGAACAGATAGATGATCAGGTTGCTTTAGAACTGGCAGCAAGAGATATATCTTCAGCACAAAATTCTGCACCAGTTGCAGCAGACTTTACTGCATTTTCTAATACAATTCCAGATGGTTATATCTGGGTAGACAAAGATGCTCCTGCCCCAGTTGGTTACTTGTCAGCAACATCAATTTATACAGCAACAGAACCAACAACTGGATTGGCAAACGGAGTTCTTTGGATTAAAAAAGGAACAAGCCCAATTGAGGTATATGTTTACAATGGAGATACTAGTAGTTTTGATCAGGTGATTTAATGCCAACTTCATTTAATACAGACGGAAAACCAGGTTTTATATATAACGCAGCAGACGACACCTGGTATGAGTTATCTGGCAAAACAGACACCTCTGGAACTTTTGAATGGGCTGGACTACAAACTTATCTGTCTGCTGTAACAATGCTTGAGTCTTTGGTTGCAAAAAAGGGTATAAATAATTATCTTAATCCATCGGCAAGAGATGCATCAATTACCTCTCCAACAGCAGGATCAATATGCCTAGTAAGGCAAGATGGTAGCGGAAACACAATTCATCAACTTCAATTTTATAATGGATCATCATGGATTCCCTTTATTCCTGCACAAGCAGGAAATGCAGGAAAAGTATTACAAACAGATGGTATAATAACATCATGGCAAGACGCAAGCGGACTGCCAGAACTATTCTTACTAATGGGAGGATAAGAGATGGCATCAACATATAAAATTTTAGCGCAAGTAGCGCCAAGTGCTACCACAGAAACAACTCTATACACAGTACCTGCTGCAACGTCAGCGGTAATTTCTACTATTGCAGTTGCTAATCAGGCAGGATCTTCAGGAACATACCGTATTGCGGTACGTCCAGCAGCAGATGCTTCAACAGCACAAAAACACTACATAGTTTACGGAGCAACTGTCGGAGCATCAGATTCAATTATGCTCACTGTTGGAATTACTCTTGCAGCAGAAGACGTAATTACTGTTTTCGCATCTTCTGGAAGCATGTCTTTTTCAGCATTTGGTTCAGAAATTTCTTAATTAAAGGATAGGGGCTAGTAATGGCAACAAGAAGAGCAAGTGACTCTAACTTAACAGGCAAGAAATATAATGATGCCTCAGCGGGTGGAACTAAGATTCCTGATGTTCCAGACACACCCACACTAAATGCAACCCCTGCAGTAGTTAATGGTGCAGTACAACTATCAGCAACGGCTGCATCAACAGGTGGAACACCCTCATCTTTTTCTGCTCTTTCAAGCCCAGGATCCATAGTAGCAAATTCAAATACTGGAAGTATTAACTATGGAAACAATTTGGTTATTGGACAAGCATATACTTTTACTGTAAGAGCAGTAAATGCAACAGGCGTGTCTCCATATTCAACTTCTTCTAATTCAATTGTTGCACCAGGATATGAGTTGGCTCAAACATTTAACTCAAGTGGTACATTTACGGTTCCTGCAGGTAAGACTGCGATTGCAATTGTTGGTGCTGGCGCAGGTACTGCTGGCTCTGGAACTTCAGGTGGCTCAGGTGGTCCAGTATTTATTCTTGAAGATGTAGCAGTTTCAGCAGGATCAAACCATTATGTACAAATAGCAGGAGCAGGTGGAGGTAACTCATCATTTGGAGGATTTTTAACCGCAGGTGGTGCTGGAGGTAGCGCAAATGCTAATACTGGAACATTTACTTTTAGAGAAGGCGGTCAAGGCGGTGGAAACGTAGGTGGCACAAATGCTAACTTTTCGGCAACCCCTGGAGGTGCAGGAGGAAGTAACTCACTTGCAACAAGCACCAATACCTCTATCGCTTCGTTCGGTGGCGGTGGCGGTGGCGGTGGAGCAGGCGGAGGCCCAATGTTCAGCGCCTTTAAATCGGGAAATACATACTACAATTATTACCCATGGGTTGTCGGCTATGGCGGAGGAGGCGGAGCCCATGCTGGCGGTAGCGGTGGACCATCCTCTGGAGGTGGACAAGGAGGCTCTGGCGCTTTCTATCCAGTAGGCGGAAACGCAAATGGTCCAGGCGGTGGCGGTGGCGGTGGCTGGGGTGGCGCTGGCGCAGGTGGCGCAGCCAGAATTTTAGTTTACGTTAAATAAAAGGAGCAACGATGGAAACTAATTATGTTTTAATAAAAGATTCTTTAATTTCAAACATTGTTTTGCTTGAAGACCCTACAGATGAATTTTTAGAAGAGGTTAGGGTTTTAAATGAAGCAGATCTAATAATGCAAATTCCTGAAAAATTTTTAACTGCTCCAAGGTTTTTGTCTGTTGGGTGTCCTTGGGATGGAGAAACATTTATTTATATAAAGCCATTTCCTTCATGGGTCTTAAATGCAGATAAAGACTGGGAGCCTCCAGTTCCAAGACCAGACGATGGAAATTTTTATTTGTGGGACGAAGAAACAGTTTCATGGATTCAGGGTGTGGTTATTGATGAACCAGACATTCCACCTTCAGAAACTGGTGAGACTCCAAATGGACAAGGAATAGAAATAACACCGTAAATACTTAATATTTTTTTTATGATATCATAGATAAATGGAAATTAAGTTTACAAATATTTTTATTCAAAATATTGATTTAACAAATCCACTTCCAGCATCAAATTTTGTTCCAGAATGGTATAAAAAACACAAATCATTTATTGATAGTGAAAAAGGAATAGTTCTTCCAAATGGAAACACAGATGCTTCTATAAAAAAATGTATGCCAGTATTTGATGCATTCTCATCTGGATATATGATTGTTGCTCCATCAGACACAACGGTTTCTGTAGTAGATGATAAACAATTTTTTACTTGGAATAAAGTTATGGAAGTAACTTTTCATAATCATAAACAAGCAGAAGGGCATCCTTTGCAAAATTCTTATGATTATCCAAAATTTATGAATCCTTGGGCAATTGAGACACCAAAAGGATATTCATGTTTGTTCTTAACACCAATGCATCAGGATTTACCTTTTACGATATTTCCAGCAATTGTTGATACGGACAATTTTCATGGACCAGTCAACTTTCCTTTTGTAATTAATGATCCAAAGTGGGAAGGAATTATTTTAAAAGGCACACCAATTGCACAAGTAATACCCTTTAAGAGAGATAGTTGGAAAGCAAGATATGGAAACGAAAAAGATGCTCAAAGAGTTGGCAAAAAAACCAACGAAATAGGAACAATGTTTTTTAATAAGTATAAAAAAATGTTTTGGAATAAAAAAGAATATAGGTAAAAAAAAATACCCCTAGATTACATAACCAAGGGGGTATTTTTATTTTTTATTTACATGGATATTTATTATACCATTCTTGATACCGTTTTCCATTTACAGAACTCCATGAAGACCAGTCTGTTCCGCCCTTAGTCATATGCAAAGCAATTTTTGCATTAACTACTGGATTTAACAACTCAGCATTTGAATCTAACTCAAACTTTTCTCTACGATCTGCCCCAAGTTTGCCAATCATATTAATTTGAAATACGCCATAAGAGTTGTCTCCAGTCTTTACATTGCCATTAAAGGCAAGAGGACGACCATTAGATTCTGCTTTGGCAATAGCACAAGCAGACCTTAAAGCCCCTCCCTTAAAACCCACATGACGCAACATATCAACTAGTTGCCCATCAGTTAAATTATGAGCATTTTCATAGTTTGCTAATTTTTTCTCTTTAGAAACCAAAAAAGCCACCTTTTGGGTGGCAAGTTTTTCAGGCTCTTTAATCAACAAGTTATTTTCAGTTTCATTAGCCAATAAACTGTCTTTATTTATTGCATTTGCAGAAATAACAAAAACGGTACTGCCAACAATTAACGTTAATACCCCCAGCCAAACACTTGACTCTCTCATTGTAAAATACCTCCTAGAGAAACAAATGCTACCTACTGGTAGCATATATTAATTATACCATTGTTTGGCCTTTTTAGTCAAATACCCGCATTAAATAAAAAATATTCATAAAATTGTTATTAGTTGATGGTATAATGATAAGATTATGGCTACATTTAGAACTCAATCACAAAGTTCATATTCTGTTGGATCTACACCGCCAACAGTAAAGTGGACAGTTGTAAAAGGTGATACCGCTGCATTTAGGGTATACGTAACAGATGATGATAAAGATGCACTAACTATTTCTGAGTGGACAATTGAGATGGAAATTAAAAGACCAGCGGTGGCGGGTAATCTTAGTGATCCAAATCCAACAAGCGTATTAACATTGTATCCAGTAGCCACAGCAGAAGATGGAGATGGAGAATTTACAGTATCTCTAACATCTGCAGAATCAAGAAGCCTAGACACAGGCGATATTTTTGATATTGAATTAAGCGATGAGACTAGGGTTTGGACAGTTGCTCGTGGCACTCTAACAGTCATTGAGGATATTACAAACGGTCAAGAGTCATAATGGCTTCTGCTTTAATCATTGACACAGATAGTCAAAAAGTAAAAACAATAAGTTCTGTTGGATATCCATTATCTGAAATAATTTACAACGCACGAGCAGTAAAAATTAATGAGGTTTTACCTTTTAGGGTTAAGTTCACCACAATAGGAATTGCCCCCGCAAATGCCAATGTTCCTGGAATTGGTCTTCAAGTTATTGGAGTCAATAACTATATTCTTTAACATATAATGATATAATGGTGCCATGGCGAAAGTATCAATAGCAAGCGTAAAAGCACTTTTTGAAACTGGTGACAGACCAACTGAGGCGAACTACATAGATTTAATTGATAGTACCTCTGCTAGGTCTACAGATCTTGGTTCAGACGGTAATAATGAATTAACAATCAATGGCATTGAAAATTCAACCATATTTGATAACTTTACCGCAAGTGAGTTTAGATCAATGAAATATATGATCTCACTCAAATATGTAGCAGGTGGTGCGAACAAGTACTACTCTACAGAATTGAATATATTGATTGACGGAACAGATGTTTCTGTCAGTGAGTATGCAACGATAGACAACGATGGGAATATTGGCACCATCTCTGTTTCAAGGGCTGGAGACACAGTTTCATTAACTGTTGTTCCAGTAGGGGGGATTACACCGATAACTCTACGCTTCATGCGTATGGGATTAAAGGCCTAACCAAGGAGATAAAAGATGGCAACAGTAACAAAAGACTTTAGAGTAAAAGCGGGACTGGTAGTTGAGGGATCAACTGCAACCGTTAACTCACATGATATATTAACAGAGGCACTAGTAGACGCCAAAGGTGATTTGCTAGTTGCTTCAGGTGCAGATGCGGTAACTCGTTTAGCCGTAGGAACTGATAACTATATTCTTACAGCAGATTCTACTGCAGCAGATGGAATTGCCTGGAAAGCACCACAAGCAGTTGGTGTTTTTGATACAGCAATTACATTTGAAGGCGCAACAGCAGATGAATTTGAAACAACCTTACAAGTAACTGATCCTACAGCAGATAGAACAATTACACTTCCAAATGCAACAGGAACAGTGGCACTTACTTCTGACGTTACAGGACACGCAGATCTTACAGAAGCACATGGTGCAACTGGTGCGGTAGTTGGAACAACCAACACACAGACACTTACAAATAAGACCTTAACATCACCAAAGATTAATGAAGATGTTGTTATGTCAGCAACCGCAACAGAACTTAACATTCTTGATGGAGCAATTCTTTCTACCACAGAACTTAACTATGTAGATGGAGTAACTTCAGCAATTCAGACACAGTTAGATGCAAAGGCTTTAAATTCAGACCTAACAACACACACAGGTGCATCAACTGGTGTACATGGTGTTACAGGTTCAGTAGTTGGAACATCTGATTCTCAGACACTTACCAACAAGACACTTACAAGCCCCGTAGTTTCAGGCCTTACACTTTCAGATGGATCTATCGTTCTTGAAGGTGCAACAGCCGATGATCATGAGACCACAATTACAGTAACAGACCCAACAGCAGACCGCACAATTACTTTGCCAGATGCTTCAGGAACTGTTGCTCTTACAAACAACAAGTTGGATGTTTTTGCAGCAACTACTTCAGCAGAATTGGCAGGAGTTATTTCTGACGAAACTGGTACTGGAGCACTTGTTTTTGCTAATACTCCAACACTTGTGACACCAAACATTGGTGAAGCAACTGGTACATCGCTTACACTTTCAGGGAACTTAACAGTTAATGGTACAACAACTACAATTAACTCAACAGAAATCACAATTGATGACAAGAACTTCACACTTGGCGCTGTCGCATCTCCAACAGATGCAGGAGCAGACGGTGGTGGTCTTACACTTAAAGGTGATACAGACAAGACTTTCTCATGGATTGATGCAACTGATTCATGGACTTCATCAGAACATCTTGATCTTGCTTCTGGCAAGGTATTAAAGATTAACGGAACTCAAGTTCTATCAGCAACAGAGTACACAGGAAATGCTGCAACAGTAACAAATGGTGCATATACAACAGATAACCTAAGCGTATTTGCTGCAACCACCTCTGATCAACTTGCAGGAGTTATCTCAGATGAAACAGGAACAGGTGCTCTAGTATTTGCTAATACACCAACACTTGTTACTCCAGTACTTGGTGCAGCAACTGCAACAAGCATTGCCTTTGCAGATGCACTTGCAGGAACTGCTATTGGTACTGCTTCAGACTCAGCAACAACAATTGATTCCTTCTCAGCAAGTACTTATTCATCTGCAAAATATCTTGTGCAAATGAAAAAGGGTACTGACATTGAAGTAATTGAGGTTCTAGTTACTGTAGATGGATCAAACAACGTTTACCTAACAGAGTACGCTAATGTAATTAGCAATACTGTTCTTGGAACAACCGATGCCGTATACAGTGGAGGAAATGTTCTTCTGCAAGTTACTGGTACTACAGCAGATACTTCTGTTAAAGTACACAAAGTATATATTGAGGCATAATTAAGATAGGGGCTAAAATATGGCAACTGTAAATAAAGACTTCAGAGTAAAGCACGGCCTTAATGTAGCCGAAGGCGGTATTTTTGGATCAACAGTTACAGTTGCCACCCCTACTGAAAACACACATGCTGCAACAAAAGCATATGTAGATAGTGCAACAAGTAACGTAATCGTCGCATCTGGTGGTGAATTTCCAGCATCACCAACAGAAGGTCAATTATTTTTTGACACTGTAACTGACCACATTTATATATTTTACAGTTCTGCTTGGTACAGTATTGCAATGTACGCAGACACAGTAGAACTCGCACAACACATTCACGATACTGCAATTGATGGAACAGGTCTTATTGTGTCTACTTTTAAAGACGCTGGATTCTATGATAGCAGTGCCGATTCAACTGACGCTGGATTTTACAATACAGTGTCATGGCTAGTAACTTGGGATGGTGGAATAGCAGTTGATAATTTTAACTAATTATCTGTTATAATATAACTAAGAAGAAGGAGCAATAAAATGGCAACAAGAATGCAACAGCGAAGAGGAACCGCTTCACAGTGGTCTACTGCCAATCCAATATTAAACGCTGGCGAAATGGGATGGGAATCAGACACCAATAAATTTAAGATTGGTGATGGAACAAATCATTGGGCAGACCTAGATTATTTTATTGATCAGTCTTCTACAGTTAACCCATCTTTTGGTACAAGCATTGTTTTTGAAGGTGCTACCGCCGATTCTTATGAGACTACACTTCAGGTAACAGATCCAACCGATGATCGCACAATTACTATTCCAGACGTAAGCGGTACAGTTATTACAACTGGCAACCTTTCAGACATTACAGACATTGGAGTGTTTACTTCAACAATCGTAATGGAAGGCGATACCGCAGATTCTCACGAACTTACTCTTTCTGCAGGTGACCCAACCGCAGATCGTACTATTACTTTCCCTGACGCATCAGGAACTGTAGCACTTACAACTGATATTTCAGCAGAAACTGTCACTGAGACAGGAAGTCAGACTCTTACAAATAAAACTTTAACTAGTCCAATTATTTCAGGTCTTACGATTTCAGATGGAAGCATTGTCGTAGAAGGCTCTGAAGCAGACGAATTTGAAACAACCCTTGTTTTTACAAATCCAACAGAAGACAGAACAATTACTTTCCCAAACGCATCATTTACAGTCGCATCTACTGCTGATATATCTGCTGCAACAGGTGGAAGTGTTAGTGAAACAGGAACTCAAACCCTCACAAATAAAACTTTAACAGAACCAATCATATCAACTATATCTAACACAGGAACTTTAACGCTCCCTACATCTACCGACACCCTTGTAGGTAGAGCAACAACAGACACATTAACCAACAAAACTCTTACATCACCAGTATTAGGTGGAACAACAACCACCGCTTCTGGCAACTTAATTATTGACCCTGCAACACAAATCGTAGAAGTTTATGGCGATGGCGCATCGGTTGTAGGACAGATTCAATTAAACTGTCACGTAAACTCTCATGGACAGAAAATTGCTTCACAACCACATAGCGAAAATGCAACAAACACATTAAAACTTCCTGGTGGAACCACAATTGGAAACGCAGATGCAGTACTTGTTTCAGACACAGGCACACAAACTCTTACTAATAAAACCCTTACAAGCCCAATACTAACAACACCAGATATTGGCGAAGCAACTGGAACAAGCCTTACTCTTTCTGGCGACTTAACAGTCAACGGAACAACCACAAACATTAACTCAACTAATCTTGTTGTAGAGGACAAAAATATTGTTCTTGGAGATACTACATCACCTGCAGACAACACAGCAGACGGTGGCGGTATAACATTAAAGGGAACTACTGATAAAACATTTAACTGGGTAGACGCTACAGACGCTTGGACCTCATCAGAGCATATCAACCTAGCATCTGGAAAGTCACTTTATCTAAACGGCACATTGTTAAAAGATGTTTCAGAAACTCTTGCTAATAAAACATTAGAAAGTGCGTTAGCAACAACAGCATTTACTCTTAACGCTACAGCCGAACTTAGACTTGCAGACACAGACTCAAGCCATTATGTTGGCTTTAAGGCTCCAGGAACTGTTTCAACAAACAGAGTTTGGACACTTCCAGCAGCAGATGGTTCAGCAGGACAGGTGTTGACGACAGATGGTTCTGGAACATTCTCTTTCTCAACTCCAGCAGCAGGAGCAGCGTTTAGCGAATTAATGTTGATTGGTGCATAGTACTTTATAAAACACAAAGCACTAACTCTAAACTAGAGATTAACACGCCTTAAACAAGCGTGTTTTTCTTTTTAATTCTATGATATACTTAACACTACTTTGGAAATTACAAAGTACTTATAATATTTTAATAGAAAGTTGGAACATAAGTGTCAGATATCTTTTCTTTTCGTTTAACAGATGAATTCGTAAACAAGTATATTGGAGTCTCATCGCCTTTTGGTTTTACAGACGCAGGCTCTAACTCACTGGGTGAAATTACTTTTATACGTACATACTCTCGCATGAAAGAGGATGGTACAAAGGAAAGATGGCATGAGGTTTGCAAGCGGGTAATTGAAGGAATGTACTCTGTACAAAAAAATCATGCTAAAGACAACAGACTGCCATGGAATGACAACAAAGCCCAAAAGTCTGCTCAAGAAGCCTATGACCGTATGTTTAACTTAAAGTGGACTCCCCCAGGCCGTGGTCTATGGGCATTTGGAACCCCTATGACTATGGAAAGGCGTAACTCTGCCTCCTTACAAAATTGTGCCATGGTTTCTACTCGTGACCTTGATCGTAATGACCCAGGAGCCTTATTTGCATGGGTTATGGATGCCTTAATGCTTGGTATAGGTGTAGGGTTTGACACTATCGGTCAAGACAAAGAGATGACCATATATGCTCCAACAGAGCCAGAAAATGTATGGGAAATTCCAGACACTCGTGAAGGTTGGGTAGACTCTGTAAGAATGCTATTAAACTCATACCTACGCCCCAATCAGGCCATACAGAAGTTTAGTTATGATCTTATTCGTCCCCTAGGTGCCCCCATAAAAGGCTTTGGAGGGGTCGCCAGCGGTCCAGCACCACTCATTGCACTACACAATAAGATAGATGCAGTAATTGGCGGTAGAGCAGGAGAAAAACTTGACTCTAGAGCAATAGTAGATATTGTTAACCTTATTGGCACATGCGTTGTTTCTGGAAATGTTCGTCGTTCTGCTACCTTGGCTTTAGGGCTGCCAGGAGACAATGATTTTATTAATTTAAAAAATGCAGAGGTTTTTCCAGACAGAAACTCTTTTGATTCAGAAAAACCAGGTTGGGCATGGATGAGCAATAACTCAATCGCTGCTGAAGTTGGAACCAAGTATGAGGACTACGTAGATTTGATTGCAGATAATGGTGAGCCAGGATTTATTTGGCTAGATGTTGCTAGAAACTACGGCAGATTAGCAGATGCTCCAGACTATAAAGATTCTCGTGTTATGGGCTTTAATCCATGTGCTGAACAACCACTAGAGTCTTATGAATTGTGTACTCTTGTAGAAGTTCATTTAAACCGTCACGAAGACAAAGAAGATTTTCTTCGTACACTAAAGTTTGCATATCTATATGGTAAAACCGTTACATTAATGCCAACACACTGGCAAACCACAAATGGCATTATGCAACGCAACCGTCGTATTGGAACATCTCTTACTGGTATTGCATCATTTGCAGATACAAAAGGTATGCCAACAGTTCGTAATTGGATGGACGAAGGGTATAAGAAGATTCGTTCATATGATCACACATATTCAGAGTGGCTATGTGTGCGTGAGTCAATTCGTGTAACTACCGTCAAGCCTTCGGGCTCTGTATCCCTACTTTCTGGCGCAACGCCTGGAGTTCACTGGGGTCCTGGAGGAGCATTTTATCTTCGTGCTATTAGGTTTGGAAATACAGATCCAATGCTTCATTTGTTTAAAGCAGCAGGGTATAAAATTGAAGATGACGTAGTATCTGCAAACACTTCAGTGGTATATTTCCCCGTAGCATCTGGACATCCAAGATCTGAGAAAGATGTAAGTCTTTTTGAAAAGATTGGTTTGGCTGCTACTGCCCAAAAGTATTGGTCTGACAATGGTGTATCTGTAACGCTTTCATTTGACAAAGAATCAGAGTCTAAGCATATTGCTCCAGCACTTCACATGCACGAGGGTCAACTTAAGGCAGTGTCATTTTTACCGATGGGTAATCAAACATACCCACAACAGCCATATACTCAAATAACAAGAGAAGAGTACAATTCTTATGTCGGAACAATCGGCAAAATTGATTGGTCTGCTATCTATGATGGCAAAAATAACCTTGATGCTGAGTCCGAAAAATACTGCTCAACAGACGCATGTGAAATTAAATTATATTAGTTTCTACCCTGCTATAATAAGGGGATAGGAGAAATATGTCTACCCCATCAAATTTATATGCAGAAAAAATATACTCTGAACACCCATTAATTTTGTGGGCATTAGACGACACACTTGATTATAAAAGTTTAATCTCTGAGGCACAAAGAGACATATCTGATTCTTGGACCATATCAGATGCAACAGCAACTTTGGAGTCAGAGTCTCTTAAAGAGCCATTTTCAAATAGTGCTTTAACATTAATTGAAGTTGATGTTCCAGTTACTGAAACTCTTGAGGCATCAATAGTTAGTCCTAATATACTAAATTTTAATGCTCTTGAAAATCTTGAAACCTTTACCATAGGTTCATATTTTTATTCAGACAGTGTTTACTTGCAAAGTGTTTCTATAGGATATGAATATACAGATCCAGCAACGTCCCAAATAGTTCAAAACTTAAAAACATTTACAAGCACACTTTATCAGAAGTGGGGCTTTATTTCTGAAACCTTTGAAATTCCAGATGTTTCTGCACAGTTAAGGATTGTGTTTAAAATAAAAATATTTGAAGGATCATCAATTACAACTGACAATCAGTTTTATTTTAATGGTATTACTTTGGGCCAGTGGAATGAAGAGTTTAATACGTATTCGTTAAACGGAGTAACAGAGACTACGGTCCCATCAACAGTAAGTATTTATGGTGGTCTGGATGCGGTAGAAGCACAAGCGTATGGTATAGCAGAATACTCTGGCTATTATATTGCAGAAAATGGACTGAAATGTAAAAATGCAGGAATTCCATTAGTATATGGCGCCAATGGGGTAACAAGATTAGAGCCCTATACGGATGCATCTTTAATAATTCCAGGAAAAGGTTTTTTAAATAAGTCTGGTCAATATAACGACTATACAGTTGAATTCTGGGCAAGGATAGAGTCAAACACCTTAACGCCATTTAAGATTTTTGGACCGATTGCATCCGATGACGGACTGTATGTAGAAGACGGATTCTTAACATTAGTTATTGGAAATCAGTTTGCTTCTCATTTTGTTGGTGAATGGTTTAGACCAATGTTAATTCATATTCGTTTAATTAGAAACTCAGCATCATTATTAATAAACGGAGAAGAGGTATTATCTTTATCTTTTGATACATCCACTCTTTCTTTACCAGAAGAACTTGATGGAAATGAAGATGATCAAGACTGGCTTGGTTTTTATGCACATGCAAACGTATACCCTTTTGAAATTGATTGTGTTGCAATTTATTCTTATCAGGTTCCAGTTACGGTTGCAAAGCGCCGATGGGTATATGGACAAGGGGTTATATCTCCAGAAGGAATTAATTCGGCGTATGGAGGAATAACTGCATTCGTAGACTATCCATTTGCTGACTATACCGCAAACTATAACTATCCAGATTTTGCAAGATGGAGTCAAGGAAGTTTTGATAATTTGACCACAACTGCAACAAGTTTAAGAACACCAGAATACTCATTGCCTGAAATATTTTTGGACGGTAAAACACTAGAAGAATTATATGAAGACAATCAAGGTATACAAGATAACGAATCTGGCCCATTTATTGAAGACAAATTTTTATCTTTTAGGCCAAACAACACATGGAATTCTAAAAACACTTATATTAATTTTGACAAGTTTAACGTTTTGGCAAACCAAGTTGATGCTTTTTATGGTGTTTTTAGTTCTCATGATTTAGTTTCTGAACAGATATTGTTTAAAATATATAACCCCATAACTGGAAATTATTTTTCTATTATTAAAGATGCTGATGAGATTAAATATTCTTTAACTTATAATGGAGACACTGAATTACTTTTTACATCAGACCCAATAACGGCCAACAACATTTTTTCAGTAGGTTTTAACCTAAGAAGTATTTCTGACAATTTTGGTGGAAGCGTAAGTTCATTTTTTGGAAATCAAAATTCTTTAAAAATGTACGTAGGGGGAGATGATTCTGGAGAATATTCTTTTAGTGGAAGGATTTATTCTGTAGGCATCTGTAGTGCAACAAATTTTTCTAAAATGTCAGATAGTTTTGACGAAGACGGAATTGTTATTTTAAGCGATGGCTCAGCGTTGATTTCTCACACAAGCAGTTATACGCTCTTGCCTTCTGAAGCATATCAAAAATATTTTCTAGACATAGGTGTTGCTGGATATTGGCAAGACTATCTACCACTTTCTTATTTTGGGCAGTTTGTAAAAAATCAAGATGATGAAGACTATTATGATTTAGATTTTTTACAGTTTAACTTGGGATATCCAACTATCACAACATTGAGTGAAGAATCTGGAAACGCTGGATATTATTATGATACAACTGGAGCACAAATAAAAAGTTATGTTACTTTTCAATATGTTTATGATGGAGCCAATATTGTAACGCCGTTTGCAAACGATCAAGCATTAAATCAATATAAGGTTGTTGACATGAGCGAATATGAAGATTGGGACAGCACAAGGTTTGAAGTATTAAACAATACTTTAATTTATCCTATTAAAACAGAAAACTTTAATGAACTTGCAATTGTATACAGTCTTGAATTTAATAGTCGTGGTATCTTAACCAAGCCAATATTATTGAATAAGTTACAGTTAACGTCTCAAGCGTTTAACAACAATTCGTCCAATCCTGTTGGAACAAGATTTGGTGTAGATCTATTTCCATATAAGAAAAATGGAATATATTTTGACTATAAAACAAAAAATCCATTTAGCATATACAAAGAAAGCACTCCATATTTATATTTAACAAAAACATCTGGACTGGAGATACGTGGAGAACTTAATGTTTTGGAAAATCGTGGACTCTCTCTTCCAATCAACAAAGAACTTGCAACCTCCTACAAAGTAAGCGCCATGCAACTATGGCTTAGATATGATCAAGATGTTTTTCCAGAAACAGCAACAGAAATATTTGAAATTAATCATAAAGATGGCACACTAAGATTTTATATTCAGGCCAACAGTTCTAGTATGGATAGGGCAAGGGTATTTGTTTTAAATGAAAACGGGGTTGAATATAACGGAGTTGCATTTTATTTAAACGGCAACCTCGTGAGAGAGCCAGTCTTGTCGCTTAAAGAGTGGTCATCCATTGGTATTTCATTCCTAACATCCCTGATATATGATTCATATTTAGGAAATATAAATATCACAGGACCAGTGTTGTTTAATAATCTTGCATATTATCAAGCAAATAGCCTACAAGAGGTTGAAAGCAGAACTTTTAGGCCATGGATAAAGGTTTTAACAGACGGAATTACAACCTTTGATTGGCAATTCTGGAGGAATAACTTTAACTGGGAAGGCATGTTGGTAATAGGATCATCAGAGTTTTACGGAATTAATCCATTAGACATTTATAAGACGTACATAGGAACGAATAAAATTATAGTTGATGACGGCGAGGGTCTAGTGTATCAGCCTGAAAAATTAAAAATATACTCAGAAATAGAATGGTCAAGCACCATCTCCACACCAGTATAATCTGCTATACTTGTGGTTATGGAATCACTAATAAACCCAAAAACTGGTAAGCCCTATGTACAAAATGTTCGTCGTAAGGTAATAGATAAGCAATATGACTGGGGTCTTTACGTATATAAGAAGTCCAATGGAAAATGGTTTACAGACGACACTGGCTCAATTTTAAATATTCCTTCAGATCGTGGTGACCTGTTCAAGATTTCTCAATTAAGAGAGGCCGCCATGCATTATGGGGATGACGGAGAAGGCAAGGCAATTTTTGTTCCTGGTCTTACCAGAATCAGTGAGGAAGAGTATTCTGAGCAAAAAGAAAGAATGAAGGAGGGGCTAATTCCTTCAATGAATGACTTAGGCGCCTGGCATGCAGCACAACAAACATTAGATAAGTATGGAAAGGATGCCATAAATGAGTGATGAGCAAGAGTACATTCGTGCAGGGCTTAATACGCAAGATAAAGAAGAAAGCCCTTTTAAAAATCAAGATCCATTTAATAAGAGTTGGGAAGATTTAAAAGATTATTCTGGACTAGATCAAAATTTTCGTCGCAGAACAACCCGTAATTTATCAAAATATATTAGTCCAGAAACAAATCAGGCATATTTAAATGCAGCAAATGTTACACCTTCAGGAGTAGATGCAAGTTCAAAGCAAATTAATCCTGGCACGGTATATAGAAATGGATATGGACTATTTGATGTAATTACTCCTCCATATAACATGTATGAATTAGCAAACTTCTATGACACATCATTTGCCAATCACGCTGCTATTGACGCCAAGGTAGAAAACGTAGTTGGCCTTGGATATCGTTTTGATGTTTCAGATAGGACTATGTTGAGGTTTGAAATGAATGAGGATCAGGCAGCAGTAGATCGTGCTCGCAATCGCATTGAAAGAGCAAAGATACAGTTACGTGATTGGCTAGAAAATTTAAACGACGATGACAGTTTTACAAAAACCATGGAAAAGGTTTATACGGATCTTCAGGCAACAGGTAATGGGTTTATTGAAGTAGGCAGAACAGTGGCTGGAGATATTGGCTACGTTGGACATATTCCAGCAACCACTGTTCGTGTGCGCCGTTTGCGTGATGGCTTTATTCAAATTATTGGCCAAAAGGTGGTTTATTTTAAAAACTTTGGAGCAAAAAATGCAAATCCTATGGGCACAGACCCAAGGCCAAACGAAATCATCCATCTTAAAGAGTATTCCCCTTTAAATACATTTTATGGAATTCCAGACATTATTGCAGCAATGCCATCTTTAATTGGGGATCAGTTAGCATCTCAATATAATATTGACTATTTTGAAAACAAAGCAGTTCCAAGATACGTGGTAACACTAAAAGGTGCAAAATTATCGGGTGACGCTGAAGATAAAATGTTTAGGTTTTTGCAGACTGGCCTTAAGGCTCAATCACACAGAACCCTATATATTCCACTTCCTGGAGATACAGAGGGAAATAAAGTTGAGTTTAAGATGGAGCCAATTGAAAATGGTATCCAGGACGGTTCATTTAAAGAATACCGCAAACAAAATCGTGATGATATTTTAATTGCTCATCAAGTTCCTATTTCAAAGTTAGGTGGTGCAGATTCTTCAGGAGTTGCAGCAGCACTTTCTCAAGATCGTACATTTAAAGAGCAGGTATCTCGTCCAGCGCAAAGACATTTAGAAAAAGTGGTAAATAAGATTATTAGAGAAAAAACAGACGTTCTTGAACTAAGGTTTAATGAGTTAACCCTGACTGATGAAATTGCACAATCTCAAATTATTGAAAGATATGTAAAGACGCAGGTTATGACGCCAAACGAGGCTCGTGAAAAATTAGACTTGCCACAAAGGGCAGATGGTGATGATCCATTTGTTATGTCTCCAAGGCAGGCAACCGATGCCAGGGCAAATTTAGCGGGGACTCGTCAAAGGGATTCAGAAAGAACAAATAATAACTCTGACTCAACAACCACTGTTTCTGGTCGTAATCCACAGGGTGAAGGAAGATCGTCTCAATAGTTGAGAAAACTATATAAACCAGTGCTATAATTATAACGTTATGTTAATAAACAAGGCTCATTGGGAAACTGAAGGTGACAATGTTCGCCTTTCAATGCCCATTGGAAAAATAGATGTTGAACGCCGCATGGTGTCTGGTTTTGCAACCCTTGACAATATTGATAAGCAAGGAGATATTGTAACCACAGAGTCTAGCATAGAGGCCTTTAAAAATTTTCGTGGTAATCTTCGTGAAATGCACCAGCCAAGCGCTGTAGGAAAGATTGTTTCTTTTAAAGAGGACAAGTATTTTGATCCAAATGACAAAAAATTTTATAGCGGAGTTTATGTATCCGCCTATGTTTCTAAGGGTGCACAAGACGCCTGGGAAAAGGTTTTAGACGGAACGTACACTGGGTTTTCAATTGGTGGCAACATTAAGACTTGGGATGATGCCTATGACGAAAAAATTGATAAAACAATCCGTGTAATTAAAACATACGAATTATATGAATTATCTCTTGTAGATAATCCAGCAAATCAATTTGCAAACATTGTTTCTATTGAAAAGGTAAATGGACAAAATGTTGTAGATGGCTATTTGTCAAAAACAGAAATTGAAAACGTATTTTGGGATTCAGAAAACGGCATCATTATGGTTTCAGATTCTGACTCAGTAACAAGTCCAATAACTGGAAACAAAATGCAAAACATTGGTTTTATAGAAAAGAACGATAAAGATAATGCAGAAATGATAAAATTCTTAGTTGATAGTGCTAAAGGCATTAATGCAATTAAGATTACTAAGGAGGTAAATCTAATGACAGAATCAACAGAAGCAGTTGTAGAAACTGTAGTTGAAAATGCAGAGGTTGCTCCAGGGGCACAGCCAGCAGAGGTAAATGCAGAAGCAGCAACAGAGGTTGTTGCAGAAGAAACAGAAACCCCTGCAGTCGTTGAAGAGGCACCAGCAGTTGAAGAACTTGCTATTGCTAAATCAGACGATGCTAGTGCAGACTCTTCGGTTGCAACAGCAACAGTTGAGGTAGAGAATGTGGTAGAAAATTCTATTGCAGACGTTAAAGAAGAAGTTGCTAAAGCAGTTTCAGAAATTAATACTTCTCTTACTAATGCCTTTGGCGATCTTGCTGCAACTATCAAATCTCTTAATGAGAAGGTAACAGCAGTAACAAAATCTCTTGATGCAGTAACAGCAGATGTTAACGGCATTAAGAGCAACTTTAACGAGTTTGGCAAGCGTGTAGATCTTGTAGAAAAAGACACCGCTTTCCGTAAGTCTGGCGATCTAGGCGAGATCGTACAGGAATCACCACAAGTGGTTCAAAAATCCCTATGGGGCGGTCGTTTCCTCACATCAACCGACCTATTTAAATAAGGTAAAAATCACTAGGAGGTGAAAATAATGTCGGAACAAAACACAAACATAGAAAAAAACTATCCAAGTTCTAATGCACCAGCGAGTGATATTAACTCAGAAGGTTCATTAGCGTCTGGAGGTATAGGTGGTGCAACAGGTCTGGACTCTGCAGGTCAGTCTGTAGGTTCACAACTTGGTAACACTGCTACTGCAGCCTTCGGTTCAACAACTGGAGCAAACGCAGTAAATCCAACAGGTGTTGCAGGTGGTATTCTAGCCCCTGAGCAAGCACGTCGTTTTATTGACTACGTGTGGGATGCAACTGTCCTCGCTAAAGATGGCCGTCGTGTCACCATGAGAGCAAACACCATGGAAATTGAAAAAGTAAACGTAGGTGAGCGTGTAATTCGTGCTGCTGCTCAAGGAGCACCAGATTATACAAATATCGGCGCAACATTTTCAAAAGTTGAGTTAACAACCAAAAAGATTCGTCTTGATTGGGAAGTATCAACTGAAGCACTTGAAGACAATATTGAAGGTGGAGCACTTGAAGATCATCTAGTTCGCTTGATGACCAATGCTTTCGCAAACGATATTGAAGATCTTGCTATCAACGGTCTCGGTACAGGCTCAGACGCATTCCTTTCAATTATGGCAGGATTCGTCAAGCAAACTCGTGGAACAGTCGGAAACGACGCTCACGAATATGCTGCAACTGTTGCAGACAACAACTACACCACATCAGTAATGCAAGGCTTGCTATTAGCAATGCCTCGCAAGTATCGTGCACTTAAGTCAAACCTTAAGTTCTACGCAGGTACTGATGCTTTTGCTGGTATCGTTCGTAACAACGGTACACTTGCAGACGCCATCTCATCAGCATTCGCTGATCGTGTTGGTAGCACACAAGCAAATCGTCAAGAATTCCTTGATGGTGGAGCGCAGACACTAGGTAACTCACGTACAACTCGTGTACTTGGTGTAGATGTTCTTGAGGTTCCTTACTACCCTGCAGGATATGTTGATTTAACATTCCCTCAGAACCGTGTATGGGGCTTCCAGAGAGACATCACTGTAAACCGTGAATACAAGCCAAAGAAAGACACAATTGAATACACAGTATTCGTACGCTTTGGTATTCAATGGGAAGAACTAGATGCCGTCGCTTATGTTGACGCAGACAGTGCTGATTCCTAAAATATAACAATCACGTACTAGGGAGGGCGGCATAAAAACCGTCCTCCTTATTGTTATTCTGGTATAATTACAAATGAGTACAGGAGAATTATGAACACAACAATGGAAGAACTATCAACTAAAAGCGTACTAGCATTAAAGTCATATGCTAAAAAAAATAATATAGAACTTTTTGAAGCAAGCACTAAACTTGAAATTTTGGAAATTATTGCTAGTTGGTTTCCACCAGAGACAAAAGTAGAAGAAGTAGAAGAAGTGGACAAGGCAAAAACTTTAATTAATAAGGTGGCCTTATATTCAGATAAAAATCTTCACATGGATAATTTGGGTGCATTAAAGGTGGGATATAACATAGTATCAAAGGAGGCATCGGAAAAGTGGCTGACTCATAGGCTAGTGCGTGTAGCATCGCCTGAAGAAGTGGCATCTTATTACCGTAAAGACTAATGTCAATAGTACTTCGTTTACCCCCATATCCGCTTTCAGTGACCTATGAGGTTCCAGATGAAACGGCAGACTATATTCTTGTTATTGAGGATGTTGGAGAACAAACAGAAATTGAAGAAGAGATTGCTGGAGAGTCTGGATTAACATCTTCTTCACAAGGAACAATTACTTATGAGTTAAGTGGAGATTTTGTAAAATACGACAAATCTTATGCAGTCACTGTTTATGAAGATATTGATGGAGAGCGTGGGGACATTGTAGTTGAAGATAATTTACAGGTTGAGCGCCCATATATAAATCCAACAGAACTAGCAACTGCAAACAATGAAACATCTGCAACAGATATTGCCAAGTATAAAGAATATGAATCATTGGCAAGGGCAATTATTGATACAGTTGTTGGCGGATTTTATTATAGACGTAAATATCTTGAGGTAGTTGGACAAGAAACAGATTACATTCCACTTTGGGACAGAACACATAAAATTTTAAAAGCATATGAAAATGCAGAACTGGTCTATGACTCAAGCGACACCGAAGACGGCCCAGCATTAGGAGCCTTTAATTACTTAATTACTAAAGATAAAACTGCAATTACAAAAGACCCAGTGCAGTCAATAGATTCTTTAAATAGAGCGGAAAGACGTCCAGCAAGAATTCCAGTGGCTTCTTCAGATTCATTTGCAATATTTGATACAGAAGATAGCGGAAATGTTCAAACCATAACTGCTGGCGTAGGGTTTCCAAACGGAACAGATTATATTTTCTTGTTAGAAACAGGGTATAAAGTAGTTCCTATTGATATTCAAGATGCTACAAAGTTATTAATTAATGATATTAAGTGTGGCAAATTAGATTATTACAAGAGATATGTAAAAAACTACAGCACTGATCAATTTAAAATTGAGTACGACAAAAGAATGATTGAGGGTACTGGAAATATTATTGTAGACAAGATTTTGTCTAAATATGTTGATAATATTGTTCGTCCTGGAGTTTTATAATGAACTCTTGCGAAGTTACAGACTTTATGTATCCAATGAAAGCCGATATATATTTTCCAATTCTTACACAGGGAGATTATGGTCAACCCAAAAAAGACTGGGTTTACGATAGAACTGTAACCTGCAATGCAACCTCAGTTGGTGGACTAGGAACGGAAGACATTAAACCAGAAACATTTTTACAATATGAAAATAAACTTATTGCAAGAACTCAAAATGACCCCAGACTTTCTTCAAATAATTCTAACAACGCAACAACAAACATACTTGTAACAAACGTAAGAGATGCAAGCGATAATATAATTTATAAAGAAACCGCTGGGCCAAGATCTGGCAGGGGAACTATTTATGAAATAGCAACAGTTGAGCCATTTGCAGGACCATTTGGGTCTATAGAGTATTACAAAATGTTGTGGCGCAGGACTGAAAATCAAACTGTGGGTGACTAATGATAGTTAGAATGAATACAAAAATTTTTGATAAGCAAATGAGAAACATTGTTGATTATTCTATTGGATTTTTAGACGGCATTCATAAAGGTAAAAAAATATTTTTAGATAGACTGGGCGTTGGAGTAATTCAAGCCCTAGCACAATATGTTGATGTTGAGGCAAGATCAAATCCAAAAGCACTGCATCACATTTACGAATGGAATCAAACTGGCAGTCCAAATGCAAGGCTGTTTAATTTAAAGTATACTGTTAGCAATCTTGGACTATCTATTAATTCTTCATTTAGACAATCAAGAACGGTATCAGAAAACATGACGGTACCATTTTATGATAAAGCAAAAATTATGGAAAACGGTATTCCAGTTACTATTACACCCACTAAATCCAGTGTATTGAAATTTAATGGTCCGACTGGAGAGGTATTTACAAGAAAGTCTATTAAGGTAGACAGTCCTGGTGGAGAGATGGTTTATGGAAGTTTTGAAAAAACTGTAGATGAGTTTATTTTAAGATATTTTAAACAATCATTTCTAAAGGCTTCTGGTATTTATGATTATATTAAAAAACCAAAACTTTATAAGACAAACATAAGGGCTGGATCAAGAGCGGGTAGAATGAAGGGCCTTGATACAGGCTTTAAATGGATTGCTAATGCAACAATTGGGGTAGAATAGTCACATGAGCATATTAACAGATACTGGTTTTCCACCTACATTTTTAAATAGATATATTCTGTCTGAATTGGCTTTTCATGAATTAATAGCAGACTCAGATCTAGTCAATCCTTCCCCCATGGTCCCAGCACAATTTCCAACAAACATAGAGGACTTATATAATGACAGCATTCAAATAAGACAAACAGAGAGTCCAATTCTTATTGTTTATGATAGATTAATGAGATTTAGACCTACTCCATTTTACGCTCATAAAAGAGAACAACTTATATATTTTATATATTCTACAGATGTCGGCAAATTGATAGATTCTGTTAGGGTTATTTCAAACGCTCTTGACCGAGAAGACGCTTCAGCCCAAGACGTAAACTCTTACAATGTGTCAAACCCAATACTCAACTCTTCTGGCGAGGAGTCTATTCCATATAACATTTATTTTCACAATACGAGGGTATACCAAGCAGATGAAAGCAGAGACGTAGCGGAACTGGCCTCAGCAAGAACCCTGTTTGTAAACAAAATAATTGTTGAGTATGACTACCACATAAAGACTGAGACAAACTCTAGATATACATAAAAAGCGGTATAATGGGTTTTGAGGAAACACGCCAAACAATTTAATATACTTTATGAAAGAGGTGAAATAATATGCCATATAGCCGTGGTACGTCAAACAACATTATCGTTGGTGCAGCAGCACTTTTCGTTGCTGATACAACTCTAACTCCAGACACACTGGAGGCTTTTGATGCAAGTGAGTCTTTTAAGGATACACTAACAGATGAAGCAGATTATACTAACATAGGTTATACCATGAACGGCCTAGAATTGCAGTTCCAACCAGACTTCGGTGAAGTCCAGGTAGACCAAATTCTTGACGTTGCAAAACTATATAAGCAAGGTATGCAAGTTAATCTTGCTACCGCTTTTGCTGAAGCAACCCTTGAAAACTTGCTTCTTGCCTTAGCGTACTCTGACAGTAAACTTACAGGAAACAAGTCAGCATCTACAGGTCAAGCACTTGATCTGAGTGCAGGAGACATCGGAGAGGTTCCACTAGAACGAGGAATCGTTGCTGTTGGACCAGGATCTGGAGACCCAGATATTGCCTCCGAGGTTGAAAGAGTTTACACAGCATACCGTGCATTGTCAATTGAAAATGTTACAGTATCGGCAAAGCGTGATGAGGCTTCAATGTTTGAAGTTTCATTCCGTCTATTACCAGAAGATACATCAGGATCATACGGCAAGATCGTAGATCGCACATACGGTCAATCATAATCTAATCTTAGATTAAGGCAGAAGCCCATCTCTTACGAGGTGGGTTTTTGTTTTTCCTGTGATAGAATAGATAAATTATGGCAACAACAGTTTATCAAAATAAAATAATAAATCTTATTGATGGGACAGAATTAGAAATTATTCCATTAAAGATAAAATATCTCCGTGAATTTATGGAGGCTTTTGAAAATGTAAAAAAAGCCGAAGACGATGATGAAGCAATAGACTGTTTGATGGAATGTGTTAGAATTGCCATGAAACAATATTATCCAGGCATAATGTTAAAAAGAGATGACATAGAAGACAGTTTTGATATGCCTACAATATATTCAATTTTAGATGTTTCTGCAGGAATTAAGATAAACAAGAGTTCAGAAGAAACTGTTAAAAATCAAGCAACAGAAAGTGGATCAACCTGGTCAGACTTAGATCTAGCAAAAATTGAGGCTGAGGCATTTTTGTTGGGTATATGGAAAGATTATAAAGAATTAGAAGAGTCTTTATCAATGCCAGAATTAATGGCCACACTTGCTAGTCGCAGAGAACTTGACTATGAAGAAAAAAAGTTTCTTGCTGCAATTCAAGGGGTAGATTTAGACAAACAGTCTGGATCTTCACGAGGACAAAAAGAATGGGAAGACATGAAGGCCAGGGTATTTAGTAAGGGTGCAACAGGTGATAGTAGAGATATCTTAGCGCTTCAAGGACAAAATGCCAAAAAAGCAGGGTTTGGTATTGGAATGGGTCTAGAGTACGAAGATCTAACAAAATAAAATACTAAAAAATAAAGAATCATCATGCTATAATTAACATAGCCTATAGGAGGAAAAATCAATGGCAACAAGCACGTATGAAGAGGTAGAACTAGTTCTTTTGGATGGTACAAAGATTAAAGCAAGACCGCTTAAAATCTCATTACTTCGTCCATTTATGAAGAAATTTGCAGAACTAGCAGAGGTGGCAGAAGATAATGACAAGTCAACAACTGTCCTTATTGATTGTGTTCAAATTGCTATGAAACAATATAAGCCAGAAATTGCAGAAGATGCTAAAAAGTTAGAAGAAAATATTGATCTTCCAACAGTTTATAGAATCATTGAGTCTGCTTCAGGGGTAAAACTTCAGGATGCAAATGCGCTCCTGAACACAGTTCTTGCAAACAACTAAACAATGAGGTGACAAATGAGTGATGTTAATGCCAGAATTGGCGTACAAATTGATACGTCGCAGGCGTTAGCGGAACTTAAAAGTTTACAGCGACAGTTAGCACTATTCCATACTTCAGTATCAAAGGGTAGTGCTTCTGCTGCTGCTCAACAGCGTAACATGCAGCAGAATCTGCTGAACTCAATAAATGCTTCTGGTAAGTTTTCAGCACAGATGGGTGTTATTCAAACATCCACAGAATCTTTTACAAATGCTCTTGAAAAAAATAAGTTATCAATGAGAGAGTACTTTCGCTTTGCGGGAGGCTCTACAAAAACATTTGGAAGATTATTTAAAGCAGAGTTTGACACAATTGGCAAGGTAGCCCAAGATCGTGTAAGAAGATTACAAACACAGTACATTAAACTAGGCCGTGATGCAAGCGGCTCTATGAAGGCTATTTCTGTTACTCCAACTAGTGTAAATATGAAAGACTTTGGTACACAAGTTGCAGTGGCAGCACAAAAACAAGCATTGTTTAATCAATTACTAAAACAAGGATCAACTAATCTTCTAAATTTTGGTAAGAATACTCAGTGGGCTGGTCGTCAGTTGATGGTTGGCTTTACAATTCCCCTTGCCTATCTTGGAACTGTGGCTTCTAAAACATTCATAGACCTTGAAGCGCAAGCGGTTAGGTTTAGGCGTGTATATGGAGATATCTTCACAACAACAGAACAAACAAATGAGGCTCTTGAAAATGTAAGACAACTTGCAGAATCATTTACTAAATATGGAGTTGCAGTTGTAGATACTATGAAAATGGCAGCAGATGCTGCAGCAATGGGTAAGACTGGAGCAGACCTTACTGCACAGGTTGCACAGGCTACTAGACTTGCTGTTCTTGGCGGGGTAGAACAAGGACAGGCACTAGAAACAACCATATCTATTACCAACGCATTTGGTACAGCAGCAGAAAATTTGGCAAAAAAGATTAATTTTCTTAACGCCGTTGAAAACCAGACAGTTGTATCTATTGAAGATTTAACTATTGCAATTCCTAAAGCAGGTCCAGTTGTTAAACAACTTGGTGGAGACGTTGAGGATTTAGCATTCTTCTTAACTGCTATGAAAGAAGGCGGAATTAATGCATCACAAGGAGCAAACGCTCTAAAGTCTGGTCTTGCAGCATTAATTAATCCTACAGAAAAGGCAAACAAAATGCTTTCTGACATGGGAATTAATATTAATGCAATTGTTGAAGGTAATCAAGGAGATATTCAGGCAACAGTTGTAGACTTTGCAAGAGCATTAGATACCTTAGATCCACTTAATCGTGCTCGTGCCATTGAACAATTATTTGGTAAGTTTCAGTTTTCGCGTTTATCAACTTTGTTTCAAAACGTAATTAAAGATGGAACACAAGCATCAAAGGTTCTTGGACTAACAACAGACTCTGTTGAACAACTTGCAATAATGTCCGAACGAGAACTTGGAGTTTTAGAGGATGCAGTTGGAACTAAGTTTAAAAAGGCAATGCAAGACCTTAAATTAACACTTGAGCCAATTGGTAAAACATTTTTAGAAGCAGTCACTCCAATTGCACAATCAATTGCAGGCTTATTAGATAGGTTTAATAATCTTGGAGACGGCACAAAAAAGTTTATTGTAATTGCAACAACGTTAGTTGGCATTATTGGTCCAGTATTGTTAATGACTTTCGGTTTGTTGTTAAATGCGGTTGCAAATGGTATTAAATTATTTGCGGTAATGCGTACAGGTTTTCTAAGGCTTGGCGGAAATAGTAAAATTCTTGCAGAGCAAACAAACTATTTGTCAGCGGAACAGTTTGAGGCTGCCACAGTAGCAGCATCTTTAAACCAGGCACATAGCAGACTTACACAACAATTTAATATTGAAGCATCTGCAGTTAGATTACTTCGTCAGGCATATATTGATGCAACCGTAGCAGCAGCAAACTTTGCTAGGACAAATCCAGGAATGATGATCCCTGGCAGAGGAGGTGCACCAAAGAAATTTGCAAGAGGAACAGCATCTGTTCCAGGCAAGGGAAGAAAGGATAATGTTCCTGCAGTTTTGATGCCTGGAGAAGCGGTAATTCCAACAGATATAGCACAAGATCCACAATTTCAGCCAATCATTGATGCAATGCTTAGTGGCAACCTACAGGCATTTGCTACTGGGACTGGAGACGCACAGCCTGCACTAGCATTTGGACATGCCGTAGATAGAAGACAAGTTTCTGGAAAAAAGGTTTCAGAACAGTTTAGAAGACTTGGTTTTGGAAGAGAAAACATATATACTTCTGTTGGTTTTGACATTCCTAAAGAAATGAATGCACAACTGAACAGAAAAAATTCAACGGTTTTTGCTGGCGATTATAGAAGAGCACTTATTGATGATAACTCTTTAAGAACAATGACACAAAATCTTATTAAGCGAGGAATTCCAGATAAAGAAGCGTTTAGAGTATCAAACCAAATTAGAACAAATTTGTTAAAATCTTTAAGTTCTTTACCAGACAATGCTTTAATTAATGACAAAATGATTTACTCTAGAATGGGTAACGAAAGAACTGGAATTATGGGGGCGCTTGCTAAATCTGGAGATCCAGTAATATCTAGAGCAGCAGCATCTTTACTCGGCGGAGTGTCTTCAAGCGCAGTCGGTGGATCGTCAATCGTAACAAATAAATTAAAGCCAATTGATGATGTAATTAAGGCAGTACAAAAAACTCGTTCAAACCCAGTGTTAGTTAAAAAATTAATTGAATTAAAGAAACTTAATCCAAATTTACAGGTTCCTACTAGGTTAAACGATGCAGGTGAAATCGTTGCTTATAGAAGACCTGAAATAACGGATGGAAAAATTACAAAAAATAATGTAATTAATGCATTGATTGATGGAAAATTTAAATCACAAAGAGAGTTTTTGGGTGGAGGACGACAGGTTCTTAGAGTTACTAAATCATTAAATGATGCATTTGATAGGCTAATTGGTAGACAGCCTCAAAGAGAAACTGTTGCTGTTAGGGCTAGGGGAGAATACAAGGTTGACTCAAAAGGCAATTTAACACCTTTAACAGGACAAAACACCTCAAGAAAGCCAGCCTCTGTTGGAACAACCAGTAGAAATGTTTCAGATAATAGAACAACAACTCTTGGTCCAAACGAAACTATCGTTCAAAGGATGAGAAGGCTACGTGGTTTTGCAAATGCACCACAGGTTGATCCAAGAACTGGAAGCACTACACTTGGAGAAATATCTCAATCAGCAAGACTATCTCGTGCACAATTGCTGGCAGCAACAGAAAAGATAAGTTTAAATGAAGCCAAAAAACGTATAGCAGCAGAAAGCAAACTAACAAGTGCAATGAATGAGTCCACAGAGGCTCAAAAAACAACTAAACAAAAATTGTCTCAATTTAGTTCAAAAGCAAGCCTTGGCATAGGTGCAATTTCTGGACTTACAATCGCAGCATCTTTTGCTGGCGGTAAGTTAGGAGAAACTGCTCAAACCTTAATGCCTTTTGTTTTTGGATTGCAGGGTATAGTAGCACTACTTCCACTGCTTGCAAATCCTTTTGTTGCAATGGTTGCGGGCCTTGCTCTTGTTGGCGGAATACTATTTAAAATGGCCAAGGACATAGAAAAAGCAAGACAAGAAGGAATTGCTCTTGCTAATGCTATGTCTATGACATCTAAAAAGTTGGTAGATTTATCGGTTATTTCTGGAACAGTTAGTGCAAGTGAAGAGGCTGCAAGAAGAAGACAAAATATTGTTTCTGGAACGGTTGAAGGACAAAGACAATTTGGGCAAAATGTACTTGATAGTGAATTTGGAAAACAAATACTTGCTGACATAGAAACTCAGTCCAAGAGTGGTAAGTCAATTAAGGAAATATCTCAAAATCTTGCAAATAATTTAGCGGTTGCAGTTGCACAAGGGGCAGTAACAACAACTCAAGCAAGAAGTATTGCTGCAGCACTTGGAGAAAGCCTTGGAAGTTATGAGATTCCAGCCTTGGTCAGTGGAAAACTTATAAGTTTAATTGGTCCTAACGGTGAAAACCTTGCATCAGATCCACTGCAGGTAACATTACAAATACAAAAAGAGTCCATGCAAAGGCAGTCTGATTCATTTAAAACCGCAATTGAAGGCGCTATTAGTGAAGCAACAGCCCCAAATGTGTTGGCTAGGGTTGCTGGATTTGGATTAATAGCAACAGGAATTGCAGCAACAGTTCTTACTGGAGGAGTTGCAGCAGGAGCGGGAATAGCAGCAGCAGGCGCAGGAGCAATGATGCTGGGCGAAGCAGATTCCAATAAGAGAAAAGCCGTCAATGTTAAACTTGCAGCAGCAGCAGTTGAACTTGGAATACAGGAAGTAGCACAAAATCAAGGACTTGTAGATTCACTAAATAAGCAATACGATATAAAATTAAAATCTGCAAAAACAGAAGAACAAATAAAAACAATTCAGGATGAGAGAAAAAATGCTCTTGATCAACTAAATGCAAGTAATGCAAATGCGTTAAGTTTATTAGTAAGTCAAAGAGATCAGTTGGGCGAAGAGGCATTTACAAAAGGCATTAAGGCTGCAGCAGACGTAATGTATAAAGAAGGTCCAATGGCTGTCTTTAAAGATCAGGCAATAGAGGCCTTAAATGAATTAGAGAAGTCAGACTTTAAAACAAGACTACAGATAGGACTTGCTTCTGGACAAGTTGGCCCTGCTGTAATTGCAAAAATTCTTTCAACTGCAGCAGGAAATAAAGGATTTGAAACATCATTTAATCTTTTAGTTGATAAGCAAGGGCTTGCAGATGCTGCATTGATAGCACAACTATTGCCATCCCAAGGCGCTACAGACGAAACAAGATCCCTCATGCTTAGGTATGTTAATAGCAATACCGAAGATTTTGATAAAGACATGCAGGCTTTAAGTTTCTTAAATCAAATAAATCCTACGTATGGGATTACTCTTGATCTCAAGGCCAATGGAATACAGCAAATTATTACCACAACAAATGCATTAAAGCAAATTGAAACATTGCCAGATGTATTAACAAAAGATGTGGTAGCAAAACTTGCTGAAGAAAAGCCAGGAGAATGGAAAGCATTTTATGATCAATGGACCATATTGTCTGAAGGCAAAGATACTGTAAGTAAAAACTTAAAGGTTGCCTTTGATGTTGTATCCAACGATCCTAACTTTAAAGGCTTTGGCTCTGCTGCTGGCAAAAGTGCAGCAGAATTAATTGCAAAAGGTGGAACATTGCTGGGACCAGTTCCAGGAGGCGACATTGTTGATGATACTAACGCTAATAAAAATAGGAACACAACTTTAGACGAACTATTAAAAAGACTTAAATTTATTCGTAAAGCATCTATTGATGCTCAGGGTGGGGTAAAAGAGTTATTAAAAATAACCAGCGGTCAAGGTTTACAAAAATTTGGCGGAGTAATGCAACAGTTAATGGCTGGAGCAAAGGGTGGGGCAAGTAGAGAATTTATTTCATTCCTAGAAAGCCTAGACAATAAAACTCGCAAGACATACATGAATATTAAAAATGGCGAGGTAGTTTTAACAAAACAAGGAAAAGCACTTAAAGAGGCATTTAATGAAAAGGTTATAGGTGAGTTTCAGGTTACTCAGGCTCAAACAATTCAAGATACTCTTGCACAGCGAGCAGCACTATTAAGACTAAAGGCTGCTGGAGTAGATAATGCAACAGCCTTAGAGATGGTAGCAGATGCATCTTTAGCAGTAGCCATAAATAGCAAGAGCATTTCATCTAAAGAACTTGTTAAAATGGGCAAGGATGCTAAGAAAGCAAAAGATGAAATTAAAGATTTAAACCTTGAGGTGCAAAATCTTGGCGCAAGCGTTCAAGATAAAATTACAAACCTAAGTACAGTAATAACTGCACTATCTGCAGCAAGAGCATCTGGAATAACAAGCGAAGAGTTGTTAGATTATATTGCAAGTAATCAAGAATTAGCAGATCAGATTGCAAGCAAGGGTATTAATGATCCAATAGTTCAAGACTTAATTAAGAATCAGCCAAAAATTGAAGATCTAGAAGATGCCATCGCTGGATTAAAAAATCCATTAGCAAAAATACAAAGTGATTTTGATAAAGCAAGAGAAAAGGCTGAAAGGTTCTATAACTTTCTTGAAAACCAAGCAAACAATACATATAAAAAATGGTTACAAAATACTAAAGTAACATTTGAGGGAGTTTCTTATTCAATTGAAACTGCTTTGGAAAAAGCAAAAGATAAAGTTGAAGAGTATCAAGAATCAATTGATGATGCAAGTCGTAATGTTGAGTTAGAGTTTGATCGTCCAATGGAGGCAATGAGAGAACAAATTGATGATGTTCAACGCAATATTGAACTTCAGTTTGATAGGCCTATAGATGGACTTCAAAGAGAAATAAATGGTTTACAGAGACAAATTGAAGAACAATTTGACAGACCAATTCAGGCCTTACAAGATGAGTCTGGAAAGTTAGCAAATGATTTATCTATTTTAAGTCGTGTAGCAGATGAAATTAATAAAAAATATGATGCACAAGAAGAAGCCCTTAGTAAGATATCCGAACTCAATCAAGAAATTATTTCACAAGAAAAACAAAGAATCGGTCTTGCTGATGCAATTACAAGTGGAGACATTTCAGCAGCAGCACAAGCAGCACAAGATATGCGAGCCGCTGCAGCCGCTTCTGCTGTAGAGCGTTCTGGAGGGGCACTTGGACAGGCTAGAGAAGCCGAACTTGCGGGTCTACGTACTGCTGGCGGTTTGACGAAGGTACAGGCAGAAGAAAGACAGTTCCAGATATCACAACAAACTTATCAATTAGAACAAAATCGTGATGTGGTTCAGGCACAGATACTTGCAAAGCAAGATGTAATATATAGATTAGAGCAAGCAAGAGTTCCTCTGTTAGATAAAATTCGTGGCATTGAAGATCAAATCTATATCCTTCAAGAAAGAAAAGAAGATGAATTATTAAAGATTAGAGTTCTTGAAGATGAAATATATAAAATTAATGAAGAGATCATAGAGCCAATTAATAGACAATTAGATGCCAGACAAAAAATACTTCAGGCTGAAATTGATGCAATTGAAGCACAAAGAGAAAAGTGGGAAGAAACCCAGGCTGGTATTGATGCAGCAAAAATAAAGGCAGATGGTTTTGATACAACAATGGCGGGTATTGAAAGTAAAACAGCAGCAATGCTTAAGAACTGGAATGATATACAAAGCAAGGTTGTTACCCTTACAACCATACAGAAAACAATAAGTTCTGGATCTTCTTCTGGTTCAACCGTCACAGGAACAAGGGTTGTTGATGGTAGAACTGTTGTAACTGGGCTTTCCTCATCAGCATCTGGTTCAACAGTTGGTGGCAAATTCATATCAATGAATTATGGTGGCGTGGTACCCAAATACATGGCTGCTGGTGGACGCATAGGCTCTGATAGCGTTCCAGCGATGCTAACTCCTGGAGAGTTTGTAATGAATAGAAGGGCAAGTGAACGGTTTGGCCCAATGCTGTCAATGCTAAATGAATCAAAATATCCTTCAATGATTGGAAATGGCATTGGCTCACAGACTCCAGTCAACAACATTTCAAAATCTGTAAGCGATAACTCAACGGCAGTGTATAATTATAATTTAGGGTTTAACATTAATGGAAGCAACGCAAATGCAAAAGATATTGCTAACGTCGTAATGAGAGAAATCAAAAATGTTGACTTACAAAGAGTTAGGGGGCAAAGGGTCTAATGGCTACTAGTGCTTATTTAACGGGCAGACGCAGGTATACAAGACCGCAGGGTATATTATGGTCAAACAACTCTGGCACCCTCTCTAATGGCCTATACGTGCCCAATGGCATAGAGGTAGGAGCCTCTACGGCAGAAACAGATCCAGATCTACTGGATCAGTTTATTATTTTGTCTGATCATAATAGGGGAGATATGCAGTTTACTACCCAAAGAATTGAACAGCGAACAAGAACAATTAATGGCCGTATGCGTTCTTATCATATTGCAGATAAATTAAGCATGTCTGTGTCATGGAACATGATTCCTTCAAGAGGGTATGCGGGTTTGGCTAATTTTAATGAATCAACAGGAATAGCACCAAGCGAAGCATCTTCAGCGGAATACACGGCAGACGGCGGTGCTGGTGGCGTAGAAATTCTTGACTGGTATGAAACACATCAAGGTCCATTTTTTATGTACCTCGCTTATGACAAATATACAAACCTAGAAGGTCAGGACTATCAATATAGTGCTTTGAACAGATATAATCAAATAATTGAGGTTTATTTTGCAGACTTTAACTATTCAGTAGTAAAGCGTGGTGCAACAAATCACGACCTTTGGAACATATCCGTAACGTTAGAAGAAGTTTAAATGTTTGAAAGTGCTGAATTAAAAAATCATTTTGAAACATCTGCAACGATAAAAACAGAATCTTTAGTTCTGGCTGAATGGAATATGAACATGCCAGATAATATATTTAAACTTGGAAACTATAGATATAGACCTCAAGAACAAAATTCTCAATTTTTAACATTAATAAATACTTTTGACTCAGCAGATGTTGGTTTATTTTATACAGGAGCAACAGATGCAGATGTTGTTGTTGATGGTGGATTTCAAAATAATGGAACAACTCAAGCATTTACTTCAATAAAAGAAAAAACTAAATTATTGTATTCCCTAGAAGATTGCATAAAGCCATTTAGACCAAGGTCTGGAATTAATAAAGCAGTATTTTTTAATGGCAAATTTTTAGCAAACTCTGGAAAAGATATTGCAAGACGACCAAGATATTATATGCCATCAAGATATGATCAATTTAAATATTGGACTTCTTTTAGAACCGAGGACGGCATTGAGCGAGGCATTGCTAAAACCATTGTTAATAATAATTACTACATAGACGACGCCGTACCTTTTGTAGTGTACAAAGAGGATGTTCCATCAAACCGAATTATTGTAAAAATGCAGACAAATGTTGGAGATATAGACCTAGGAGGGTTTACTGATATATCTAAAACATTTTCAGATCCGCTGTATGGTGATGCAAACAAAACAACTCCAACAAGATGGAAGATTCAGTATCTTGAAGAAAATAACTGGGTAGATGCTTATGTATTTACTGAAAACGATACTCGTGACAATGGACTTCCTATTGTTGGTCACGATGGATATGTTGAGTTGCAGTATGGATTAAAAAATATTCCAAATAAATTTAAAGATAGTTTTGTTATAGCACAAACACTCTCTTCTTCAACATTGTTACCAGAAGAATCAACTAATGGGTACGCATATTTAGTGGTTGAAAATGAAGGAGAGGCTGGAATATTTAATGTTTGGGATTCAACCACAGAAGAATATGAAACTTTTGTGCCAGCATACGGTTGGATTTTAGGGGACGAGAGAATTGACAATAAGACAAGTTTTGTAACAGACTTAACATCGCCATTGTCCTTTACAGAAACATTAAATGGAAAAACAATCTATAGAGAGTTTCAAAATATTCGTGGATTAAGAGTTGTTGTAGAAAGAATGAACAAGTTTGACTCTACTTTTGATTTAATTGAAATGTCACCAAGACTTGTTGCCAACATATCTGACAAAGTTATAGAGTACAGTGTTAAAAAAATGCTTTCAGACCTAGGAAATTCTTCTTTACCAGTAGGACAGTTGTTGGCCTCAACTGGAAATTTATCTATATTTGATGACGATCAAGCATTGAATGATAACAACAATAATAGTATTGTTAGTGACTATATTCGTAAAAATATAAAGTTTAATTTTTATGAAAAAATATTAAATGCAAGTGGATATGATTACTGGGTACCAATTAAAACCTTGTACTCAGACGGGTTTCCACAGGCAGATGTAACTGCTGGAACATTAGACTTATACCTAAGAGACTTTTATTTCTTTCTAGAGTCTATGCCAGCCCCAAGAATGTTGGTTACAGAAGTATCACTTAGTTACGCCATTACTTTAATTCTTGATTATATTGGTTTTAGCAACTACACCTTTTACAGAAATACAGATGAGCCAGAAGCAATAATTCCATATTTTTTTATTGCGCCAGATCAAACTGTAGCAGAGGTTTTAAATCAATTGGCAGTAGCAACACAAAGCGCAATGTTTTTTGATGAATATAATAATTTTATTATAATGAGCAAAAACTATATGTTGCCAACAGAAAATGATAGAGAAACTAACTTTGTTTTGTCTGGATCAAACAATCAATCTGTTAGTGGAATAATTGAAAATCAAACATCGGGAAACTTACCTAATATTTTATCAATAGCATCTGAAGATAAAAAAGTTTATAATAATGGAAAAATTAATTATACAACTAGATATATTCAAAGGTCTTATGGAAATATTCGTCAAGCAAGCATGGTTGATCAAGAAAAAACCTGGATATATAAGCCATCATTACTTTGGGAGGCATCTGGAACGGATTCAACAAAAACAATTAATGAGGTTGCGTCTAAACAATCAAAATATGTTCTTGGAGCAATGCCAATAAATTCAGATCTATCCAATAACGTTCCAACAGTGGTTAATCATAAAATTCAAAATAATGTAATAGACCTTGGAGAAAACGTTTATTGGCTTACTAGATATCAAGGATATTTTTATTCTAATGGAGAAATTATTAGATATGACGCTGCTCAATTTAATGTTACGCTTGCAATTTGGTATCCGATTCAATCGGATGGATCTTTATTAGACTCTTCGCCACAAATCGTTTTGCCTGGAAGACTGGCTCCAACTAATTTTATTGATGCTTTAGATAAGAAAGTTGCAAGTGGACAAATTACAGAGGCGCAAAAAGGACAAGAAATTCAGGGATGGAGAGCCTCACACAGACAAGGAAGCAGTAATGTCTGGATTACAAACAATCAGGAATATCAAAATTATTTTAAGTCGTTGCCATTTAATGGAAAAATATACCCTACAGGATTGGTTAGAATATACACTGTTCCATTCTATGAAGAAATTGAAGGAATTACTCGTTTACAAAATGGATCAGTTTATGAGCATGGACGTGCACAATTTGGAACATCAATCGCTACACACTCTGCAGGAATAGGCTCTTATTGGTCAAATAATGATTATGTCAGGGGCTGTGAAATGAAGACAGAGTATTTATTTACAACTACATTACTTGAAGACATATCAACACCATCAACAACAACAGGTGCAGCAGGAATTAACAATACCAAGGCAAGACAAACATCAAGAAATGGAACTATAAAAAACTTTATGTCTTCAAGTTATTCAACTGAAACGTCAGTTAATGGCACACTGTCAACGCAGTCTGGAACAATACAGTCTTCTGCTTTAGTTATGAATGGACCATCTTTTGCTACAACAGAAAATCCTATTGATTTAGTTTCATATGTTTATAAAGACTTAGACAGTGCATACAAACATTTTGGGGCCAGAATAAGAATTATTGGAAAAATTGAAAATAATGAAATTCGTAGTCAGACTCCAACAGGAAGCGTTACGTATTATCAGGTTGCTGGAGTAAGGCCAGATCAAAACGTAAACATTGCTGGAGGCTCTGGCGGTTTGGCAGTATTGCTTAATCCAGAAACAAACAACGGTTATTATTTTGAAATTGTTGCTCTAACGGAGCAAAATGTAGAGTCGTACTTAAATTTAGATAAAAACAATAGGTCTAATATTTCAATTAATAATGTAGTGTTCTATAAAATTAAAAAAAATTCTGCTAACACAGAAGCAATACCAGTAAAACTTTGGGGCGGATTGTCAAAGATTATCGTTGATGATGGTAGGTTTACAGGTCAATACAGAATGGCTGGTGAAGAAAATCCGACAGTCTATGATTTGGCAGTAGAGTATCAAGACATAGGAAAAATTAGAAGATTCTTTTTGTATATTAATAATCAGTTGATTCAAGTTGTAGACGACCCAGATCCGCTTCCAATACACAACAACATGGCTCCATTTGTTCGTGGATCTTCTAGGGTTATGTTTGAAAATATTTATGCACTATCTGAAAATTATTCTCAAAACAGTATTTTTACGGTTGGAGAAACACTTTCATCAGCATTTGAAAATAAAGAAATAAATGCCAGTGAATCTTTTAGAAGGTATGCGATGAGTGGAATTGTTCAGTCAACCTATTTATCTGGAATTAGTTCTCAAGAATCACCTAAATATAATTTATACTTTGAAGAATTTGGAACTATCATGCGTGAATGTGCGTATTTTGATATTAAGTATGACCGTGCCTACCCTGCTCTTTATGCACAACTATCTCCAACATTTAATAAAATAAAAGGTTATACAACGTCTGGATTTTATGCTGATTCCTACGGCGCTGAATTTTTAATCTTTAATGCTACAGATACAGCAATTAATCTTGATGAAACTAGTGGAAATTATTTAAGAATTCAAGGAGTTACATTTACCCAGGACACGACTCATGAATTGACCGTTGATGAATATTTTAAAAAACGTAGTAACTTTTCTAATCCACAACTAGACTCTTCGTCTCAAATTATTTCTCCACTTATTGAAAAAGAACAATTTGATAATATAAAATTAAGCAGAATGATATACGGCAATAATGAGTTTACTTTGGACACCCCATATATTCAAACACACGATGACGCTGAAAACCTAATGGGTTGGCTTATAGATAAGTTAATGGTGCCTAAAAAATCTATTGGAATAAAAATTTTTACAACTCCAACTATTCAACTTGGCGATATTGTTACAATTAATTACAAAGATTCTAATAATTTAGATTTAGTAACAGAAGACACTTCTAGGTTTATAGTATATAATATTGATTATACAAGAAGAATAAGTGGTCCTGAAATGACACTTTATTTGGCGGAGGTATAAAATGAGATATTTGGGACCTCTAATTGATGGTGATGGAAGCACTGAATCAAAAGAAACTACAACCTCTAAATCAAAAAAATCAACAAAGGTTGAAGTAGAAAGAGGAGACACCCTTTCTTCTATTGCAAGAGAAAACAACACCACCGTAAAAGCAATTCTTGCTGCTAATCCAAAATTTACAGAAGACCCAAAATATAAGGGTGGAAATACAATATTTGCTGGAACAAAGGTTGTTATTCCATCAAAAGTATCTCGCTCCAAAGCAGCCCCAACACCAGCACCAGCACCAGTACCCGCCCCCAAGGTGGCTCCAAAATTAGAGCCAGCATCAGTGCCGCTGCCATATGTGCCAGAGAAAAAGCCAGAATCAATTCAACCCCCCACTATTGTTCCAAAAATAGCCCCAAAGGTAGAAACAAATACAAATATAACATCAAGCCCTTTAAGTTTTTATGTGAGTGAGTCTGTAAAGCCAACACCGCTAACTCCATCGGCAATATCTGCAGCAATTGTATCGCCCCCTCCGCCACCAGTTAAAACAGCAACACCTGATATTATTTTGTTTGATGATGAATCAACGCCAATAGATACAATGGCAGATTTAATATTTGAAAATATTGGGGGAATAGAATTAATTAATATTACAAGGTCTGATATCGTTAATGGTCAAAAAATATCTTATCAACCTATTAAAAATTTGTCGTCCATACAGCAAAGGTATAATCCTAACAATATTCTTGGTCTTCAACAAACTGGAGATAAATATTTTTCTGGGTTTTCAATAAAACTAGAGGATAAAATTCCAAACGAGGGTAACGGACCAAACGGCGAGAACGTATACATAAATGCCCTAGGAGACTTAGTAATTGAGTTTGTTGGTATAAACAGTGACGAACAGATTGAAACTCAAATTACCACAAGTGGTACAATATATGATATAGATCTCGGAGAAAATATATCATGATTACTAATACTGGTAAAACCATTATTGCTAAATACCTTCTTGGACAAGCACCAGCATATGCTTCATATATTGCTGTTGGTTGTGGCGCTACTCCGCTAGCAACTGGAGACACAATAGGTGACCATTCTACAAAAACAAATTTAGATTTTGAAATGTTTCGTGTTCCAATATCATCTAGAGGTTTTGTAAATGAAAATGGTGTAGATAAAATTGTTTTAACAGCAGAACTGCCAACAGAAGAAAGATACGAAATATCTGAAATCGGAATATATTCTGCAGGTTCTAACCCGTCTGCAGGAGCGTATGACAGCAAGACCGTTTTTGCTTTTACAGAAACTGAAAACTGGCAATATGTTTCAGATGTGTCAGCCGTAGCAATTGATACCTACTCTGAAGCCCTAGACGCTACAGAATATGACAATATTATTGCTGTAGCAGATCCAGTATTTCAAACAAGTGCAGACAATCCAATATTTTTTAAATCACCAAGAGTTGAAAGATATGAAAGGCCAAGATTTTTAAATAACATTATTATGATAAGAGGTGATGAGGCTGATCTGGATCTTGAATTAGACAGCGGTCCGACACAGGATACTTTTGAAATTGGAGCGGGGTCAAATTATATTAAGTTGAGTGGAGCAACGGTTGATTTTACAAAAAATTCTCCCTTGGACGAATTAAGGCTGGCATTTTCAATTGTAAATAGGGACGGAACAACTGGTGATGGAACTCAGCCAGAAAGGGCTAGAGTTTTAATTTCATTTGAAAATACAAGTGGAACACAATTTGCAAGGCTTGAAGCGGAAGTTGCCGACGATAGCAGTGGAGGAGAGTATGATTTTGCTACAGAAAGATATTTTGTTGTAACAAAACAACTTCAGGATTTGTATAGAACCTCAGATTTTGATTGGAATGTGGTTTCTGTAGTTAAAATATATGCATGTGTTATTGATGGTGTTAATCCATCAAGCGATTACTACGTGGCACTAGACGCTTTAAAATTAGAAAATATTTATACTACAAATCCACTTTACGGATTAACAGGTTACTCTGTTATTCAGACACAGGATGCATCAACCATAGTTAAAAATCCCAACACAAGCAATTATGTTGAGTTTAGATTTTCTGTAGACGTCTCTGGCGGGGTAATATCATAATGGCTGATTTAGGAATAAAAAAAGTAATAATTAAAAAATCTTCTCTTCCAGCAATAGATTTTGATAGTCTTGGTTACATCTTTCAGTATAGGATAATTTCTGAAGATAAAAATAGAGTATCGCACTGGTCCCCAATAAATATTGTTTTAGGTGACACGATTACTGCGGTCTCAGGGGCTTTACAAATTTCACAAACGATCATAACAGCAGTTTGGGGAGACGAAGAAAATAGACCTAAATACGACATATTCGTTGGTTTTGATGGGCTAGTTCCCGTATATCATGGAACTTCTCCAATACATACATATTCTTTTATAAATACTGGAACCACCAATGTTCGTGTTGTAATTCAGATTGAAGCATCTATCAAACAGTTAAGTCAAAGCCTTCAGATATACGACTCTGGCTCACAGGCTTTGGTATAATAAAATAGGAGGAAACAATGGCTAAGGTACCACTACCAGAAAGAGGGCAACCTCTTGATGTTACATATTTATACAGTTTGGTTGATGCTGTCAACGATCTTTCAACACAGGTTGCATCCACAACCGTAAATAAAACCGTAATAGATACAGTAAGTGCTGGAAAACAAGAAATTAAAACTTCTAATTCAAGGATAATTGGTGGCTATGTTGAAGTTGCTAACAATTCAACGGTATCTGCTGGAAACGAAAAAACATTTACATACGATTTTAAAGACTTTAAATATCCGCCAATTGTTTCGGCTACGCCAGTAAACATTGGACAAACTCCAGCGGGACAAAATGTTAACGTTATTTTAAAAAGTGTTACTGAGACAAGGGTTGAGGGCATTGTAAGGTTCGGTGCCTCTGGCGATCTATCTTTAGCAGTGCACTTAATTATTGTTGGAATTCCAAACTAAGAATAAAAAAATAATGATTTTTTGTAAAAAGTGCAAAGGTAAAACCTTTATTGACAGACAGTATAGCAGCATTCAACATATAGAGACTTATTGTATTGTGTGTGGGCTGAGAAAGTTTTTTCATCCGCCAGCAGAAAGCGAAGAGGGAAGATGGTTACTAGCAAAGGAATTATACAGGGCGAAATTTACAATAACGAAACTGTAATAAAAGGAAATCAAAAAATATGGTTTCTAAATAATGACCTTGTAAGAATTCATCATAGTTCACGATCTACTGGAATGGTTTCGTTTTATAATATAACTAAAGATAGGCTTGAAACTTGTTTGCGTTCAGATTTTAGAAAAAATAGAGAAAGAGCCTATACTGTCACAGAGACTGCTAAATTAATTAATCGTCATAGAAAGTATATGCCTAAACTAATTAAAACTGGAATGATTCCGCCTCCAATTGGTGCAAGGCTAAACGGTGAAAGAGGTTGGCAAATTAGATCCTATTATTCAGAAAGCATGGTCAGGGACATTCGTGCTATACTGGCTACTATACATATAGGACAACCAAGAAAAGATGGGCTTATAACAAATAATATGACTCCTACAAGCCAAGAATTGACAAGGCGAATGGGCGACGGTATACTTACATATACAAAGACAGAGGATGGTAGATTCATTCCTGTTTGGGCAGAAAATATTTAGCAATAGAAATGGTGGGGATGATGGAAAACGAAAATACAAAAATATCAGTGGCGATTGGATATACCCTTAATCTAGGTAATTTTCAGTCATTAAGATTTGACTTTGGCATAGTTGACTCAAAGCGTGATGGTGAAAATACAGAGCAGGCCTTTGAAAGAGTGTATAAATTTGTTGAAGACAAATTAACAGAAAAGGTCAAAGAGGCAGAAGCAGAGTCCGATAGTAAAGAGTAATGGCTGACCGCAAAGACCGAATGGCCTTGCTCAGCAGATTTAATAAATTTTACCTGCAAAGGTATGAGCAAAAGTCTAACATGAACCTTAATGTAGAGCAATGGGCTGCTGATGCACTTGTTGAGTCCTACGGTCTATCACAATGCTATGATCTATTAGAGTATTATTTTAGTATTTCCCAAGATCCTAAATGGAATTATTTTGCTTACAATGCAGAAAAAATTCTTAATGGTAAACTAGAAGTAGAAGAAGATATCAAGCAAAGAGCAGCATTAAGAAAAAAAGCAAAGGAGTGGCTGAGTGAATAACACAGAGGCAAAGTTAATCACAGCAGTGCTTAATGATAGGCAAATCCATGTTTTATTGCAGGCCAATGTTGAAAATCTTTTAAGAACGCACAACGATGTATGGAATTTTATTAGGCTGTATTCAGAAAATAATCAGTCAGTTCCTCCAATGTCTTTAGTAGTAGAAAAATTTAGAGACTTTGCTACGGTAGATGGTGTAGGGTCAACAAAGCATCATCTTGAAGAATTACAGTCAGAGTACCTAACTGATAGCCTAAAAGATATTTTACGTAATGCAGCATCCGAAGTTCAAGTAGGAAATGGTTCTAACGCTCTTGAGCAGTTAATCACAAAAACATCTGAACTAAAAAAGAATACATCTGCAATTAGAGATATTGAAGTTACAGATTTAGATTCAGCCGTTGCGTACTTTGAAAATGTAAAGAAGATGCAAGCCCTTGGGCATGTTGGAATTAAAACAGGGCTTCCAGGGTTTGACAATTACCTGCCTTCTGGAATCATGCCAGGGCAACTTGGCGTTTTCTTAGCGTATCCAGGTATTGGAAAGTCTTGGCTTGCTTTATATTTTGCAGTACAAGCATGGAAGCAGGGTCGTAGTCCACTTATCATAAGTCTTGAAATGTCTGAAACAGAAGTTCGTAATCGTGTGTTTGCAATTATGGGCGAAGGACTTTGGTCTCACCGTAAACTTAGTAATGGTGAAGTAGAAATTGATATGCTTAAAAAATGGCATGCTCAAAAATTAGCAGGAAAACCAGAATTTCATATCATATCAAATGACAATGGCGGAGATATAACCCCTTCTGTTATACGTGGAAAGATTGATCAATACAAACCAGATTTTGTTATTGTTGACTACTTACAACTTATGAGTCCAAACCAGAAGTCTGACAATGAAACGGTAAGAATGAAGAATCTTTCAAGAGAACTTAAACTTATGGCTATTAGTGAAGAGGTTCCTATTATGGCCATTTCTTCTGCTACCCCAGATGATGTCAAAGATCTCTCTACACCTCCGACTTTGGGGCAAACAGCGTGGTCTAGACAGATTGCATATGATGCTGACTGGGTCATGGCACTTGGTCGTGCTACAAATAGTGATATTATTGAATGCGTATTTAGAAAAAATAGAAATGGTTTTATGGGTGATTTTTTAGTACAGGTAGACTTTGACAAAGGTTATTACAGATACAAGGACTATGAAGACAAACAGTAGAGATATTTATTCAGCGCAGCAAATAAACAGGGTACTGACTGGCGCAGGAATAGACATAGAAGCAGAGTATGGTACTGACTATATAATCTTTTGTCCTTATCATAATAATAATAGAACACCTGCTGGAGAAGTTTCAAAAGAATCTGGGCTGTTCTTTTGCTTTGGATGTCAAACCACAAAAACTCTTGTTGAGTTTGTAATGTATATATCTAATAGGACATACTTTGAGGCAATAAGATATATTAAAAGTAAAGAGCAGAAAACAAATATTGAGGACTCTATAAATAAAGCACTAATAGATAAACCAGAGTTTGTTCAATATGATCAATTGCTAATTAAAAGATTAAACAATCAAGCATTAGAGTCTCCAAGAGCACTCAGGTATTTTGAAGGAAGACAAATAACAAAAAAATCAATAGAAAAGTTTGTGCTTGGGTATTCTGAAAGACAAGACTCCGTAACAGTTCCAGTACACTCACCAGATGGAGTGTGTATAGGGTTTGTTGCTAGAACTGTTGAGGGCAAAGAGTTTAAAAATACTCCAGGATTACCAAAAGGAAAAACTCTTTTTAATTTACACAGAGTAAAAACATCAAACGTAGTATACTTAGTGGAGTCATCGTTTGATGCAATTAGACTAGATCAAGTGGGATTCCCCGCCGTGGCTACGTTGGGGGCTAATGTTTCTGCAGCGCAAATTAGGCTATTAGAGAAGTATTTTAATGGCATTGTTTTGATTGCAGATAACGATGATGCAGGAGTAATAATGAAAGATAAGTTAATTGAAAAACTTGGTCCAGTTGTAACTCCCGTATATATAGATAAAAAATATAAAGATATAGGCGATATGGACGATGAGGCAATTAAAAAACTTGAGTTTAAGTTTGACAATTCTATCGTTGGTATGCTAAAATAAAATCAATAACAAAAGGAGAAAAAATAATATGACTATTGTAAAGGGACTAAAAAATATTAATGCCCTAGTTGACAAGCCAAAGTATGATGAAAATTCGCCAAAGGTGAGATGGTTAAAACTTGCCGATGGCCAATCCGCAAAAATTCGTTTCGTTGAGGAACTAGATGAAGACTCTGCAAATTATAATGCAGAACGTGGTCTTGCACTAGTTGTTAAAGAACACACAAATCCAAAGGACTATAAGCGTAAGGCTGTAGATACAATGGAATCAGAAGGTCGTGACTGGGCAGAAGAAATGCACCGTAAAGATCCAAAGGCTGGCTGGAGAGCACGTCTTCGTTTCTATTGCAATGTTCTAGTTGACGATGGCATTGAACCACCTTACGTGGCTATCTGGTCAATGGGTGTAAGTAAGCAATCAGCATTTAATACAATCCGTGAGTATGCTCTTGAAACAGGAAGCATTTCAAACGTAGTCTGGAAAGTAAAACGTAATGGCCAGGGAACTGAGACAAGTTACACAACTATTCCTGGAGCGCCAGACGCAGAGCCATTTGACTGGTCAGCACACAAGCCTTATCCTCTTGAATTAGCGCTAAGGAAAATTCCTTACGCTGAACAGGAAGCATTTTACTTAGGTTTTGACGGTCCAACATCTTCATCTGCTACCAACGCTGATTGGTAAGATGAACTACGTAGGCTTACATGTCCACACCCATTTTAGTTTGTTTGATGGGATTGCTACTCCAGAAGAATACGTGAACCGTGCAGTTGAGTTGGGGATGCCAGCAATTGCTATCACCGACCACGGTACTTTATCTGGGCATAGGGAACTGCACCGTATTGCAAAAGCAAAGGGCATTAAGCCAATTCTAGGTCTAGAAGGATACATGTGTGCAGACATATCTGATACACGAGATAAGTCTGAAAGAGAAGGTCAACAAGATCTTGTCTACAACCACATTATCCTTCTAGCCAAGAACCAAAAAGGTTTGGAAAATCTTAATAAGATTAGCGAGATTGCATGGACTGATGGATTTTTTAAAAAGCCAAGATTTGACTTTGCAATATTAGAAAAATACAAAGAAGGTATTATTGTTACATCTGCTTGTCCAAGTAGCGTTCTTGTTAAAGCATTAGAAGAGCAAGAGTTTGCAATTGCAAAAAAACACATTAAATGGTTTAAAGATAATTTTGGTGTTGATTATTACATTGAGGTTATGCCACACAATACCCCCGAAATAAATAAATATTTACTTGAACTTGCAGATGAGTTTGATATAAAGGCTGTTGTAACTCCAGACTGCCATCACTCAGACACATCTCAAAGAGAAGTTCAAGAATTTAAGTTATTATTAAATACACATACTAAAGTTCAAAAAGACACAACTTATGCAAAATCCAAAAAGCATTCTTCTATGATGGACAGACTTGACTACCTTTATGGCGAAAACAGGGATATTACTTTTAACAAATTTGATATTCATCTTTTGTCTTATGATGAGATAAAGGCTGCCATGCAAAAACAGGGTATTGATAGAGAAGACATTTACTCAAATACCTTACTGTTAGCAGATACAGTAGAAGAATATAACATTCAAGATGGTTTAAATCTTCTTCCAGTTCAATATAAAAATCCAGATAAAGAGTTATCAAGCCTAGCATTCGCAGGACTTGAAGAAAAAAAACTTACAAACAGTTGGATTGGGAATGATGTCTATGAGCAAAGGCTTAATGAAGAACTAGAAATTATTCGTGATAAAAAGTTTGCATCATATTTTCTTGTGGTAAGCAATATGATTAATTGGGCAAAGAAAGAAGGAATCCTTGTAGGTCCAGGTCGTGGGTCATCTGCTGGCTCTTTGGTTTGTTATTTACTTGGCATCACCACAATTGATCCAATAAAGCACGGCTTGCTGTTTTTCCGTTTTATTAATCCAGAGCGTAATGACTTTCCAGATATTGATACAGACATTCAAGATACTCGCCGAGATGAAGTAAAAGACTATTTGGTTAGACAATACAGACACGTTGCTTCTATTGCAACCTTTATGGAGTTTAAAGACAAAGGCGTGGTAAGAGATGTTGCAAGAATATTGGACATTCCACTAACAGATGTTAATAAAGTTTTAAAGTTAGTTGACACCTGGGATGATTTTTGTAGATCAAAAACCACAGAATGGTTTAGAGAAAAGTATCCAGAGGTAGAAGTTTACGGAGAGCAATTGCGAGGCCGTATTAGGGGCACTGGTATTCATGCTGCTGGCGTGGTCACTAGTAAGGACCCAATCTTTAGGTATGCACCACTAGAAACTCGCTCCTCTCCTGGATCAGACAGTCGCATACCTGTGGTTGGTGTTGATATGCAAGAGGCCGAAAAGATTGGTTTAATTAAAATTGATGCACTTGGCTTAAAAACATTAAGTGTTATTCAGGATGCAGTTGCAATGATAAAGGAAAATCATTACAAAGAAATAGATCTACTATCTTTAGACTTAGCAGATGCAAAAGTTTACGAGATGCTCTCGGACGGGTATACAAAGGGTGTATTCCAATGTGAAGCAACACCGTATACAAACCTATTGGTTAAAATGGGCGTAAAGAACTTTGATGAACTTGCAGCATCTAATGCCCTTGTTCGTCCAGGTGCCATGAATACTATTGGAAAGGACTATGTTGACCGTAAACATGGAAAACAGGCTGTATCCTATTTACACCAGATATTAAAACCCTATACGGAGGACACCTATGGTTGCATTCTTTATCAAGAGCAAGTCATGCAGGCATGCGTACACCTTGGGCAAATGTCCATGTCTGAAGCAGACAAGGTTAGAAAAATTATTGGAAAAAAGAAGGATGCTAAAGAATTTGATATCTACAAAGAACGTTTTATTGCTGGTGCTTCTGCCTATATTACTCCCAATCAGGCTCGTGATTTATGGCAGGACTTTGAAGCGCATGCGGGATATTCGTTCAACAAAAGTCATGCGGTTGCTTATTCTACGCTCTCATATTGGACGGCGTGGTTAAAGTATTATTATCCGCTTGAATTTATGTTTGCCCTTCTTAAAAACGAAAAAGATAAAGATGGACGCACAGAATATTTGATTGAAGCAAAACGTATGGGTATATCAATCAAACTCCCACATATTAATGATTCTGATCTAGATTTTAAGATTGAAGGTAAAGGCATAAGGTTTGGGTTGACTGGAATTAAATACATATCTAGCAATATTGCAAACAAGTATATTGCAGCAAGACCGTTTAAATCTTATAAAGAACTTGAAGATTTTACTTTTACAAAAGGTAATGGTGTTAACAGTCGTGCTTTATCGTCAATGAGATTAGTAGGGGCTGCAACTTTTCCAGATAATCCTAGAAATGATTTAGAAATTAAAGAAAACATTTATGAGTATTTAAATCTTCCAGAGTTTAATCTTTCAATTCCCTCACACTACTATGCTTTTATTCAAGACGTTTGTGACTTTGAAGAAAAGGGTGCATTTATTTTATTGGGAATGGCTAAGGCAATTAAAAGAGGAAAAGGATGGTCACGAGTTGAAATTTTGGACAAAACTGGGTCTGTGGGTATATTTGACGATGAAAATACAACTATTGAGACAGGTCGCTCTTATTTGGTTCTTTGTAGCGATAATCGGATTGTATCTTTCATACCGTCTGAAGAAATAAAAGAATCATCGCATGCTCTTGTTAAGTTTTTAGGATACAAGCAATTGCCATTTAAAGATGATGAAATGTTTGTAGTTTCCTTTAAGCCTAGGGTTACTAAGACTGGAAAAAAAATGGCTTCGCTCACTCTGGCAGATACGAAAAGAGATCTTCATTCAATTTTAGTATTTCCAACTTCTTTTCCAAAAGCATACATGCATATTCAAGAGGGCAAATATTATAAGTTTAATTTTGGCAAAACTAAAGACGGAACTGTAACATTGGAGGATGTACATGTCAGTTAGTATAGAAGAAGCGTTAGCACAGTTAGACCCTAAGTTAAGAAAAAGATTAGGAAGTGGCGTAGGAGTTAACTACGAATATCAACCTACTCCTAGTTTTGGTTTAAACCGTGCACTGGGTGGTGGTCTTCCATATGGCAGACAAGTGCTTATCTGGGGCTCCAAGTCTTCTGCAAAGTCTTCTATGTGCCTTCAAATGATTGCCTTAGCACAGGCAGAAGGAAAACTGTGTGCCTGGATTGATTCAGAAATGTCATACTCAGAAGATTGGGCCAGACGGATGGGGGTAGATCCAGAAAAACTAATCTACTCACAAGCAAGAACTATTAGCGATATGGTAGATGTTGGTGTCGGACTAATGAATGCTGGGGTTGATTTAATTGTAATAGACTCCATTACATCAATGCTTCCTGCCATTTATTTTGAGAAAGACACTGATGAAATGAAGGCTTTGGAAAATACAAAACAAATTGGAGCAGAGTCCCGTGACTTTAGTAACGCATGGAAAATGCTTAATTATGCTAACAACAAAGTTAAGCCTACCCTACTTGTTCTTATTAGTCAGTCTCGTAATAATATTAATGCTATGTACACTAGCCAGCAGCCTTCTGGTGGTCAGGCCACTAAATTTTATTCTTCTTGCATAATTAAGTTATTTAGTTCCGAGTCAGATAACCAAGCAATTAAAGGAAAAATTAAGGTAGGAGATAAGTTAATTGAAGAAAAAATTGGTAGAACTATTAAATGGGAACTCCAGTTCTCTAAAACCTCTCCAGGGTTCCAGTCTGGTGAGTATGATTTTTACTTCAGAGGTGACAATATTGGTCTTGACACCATTGGCGACCTGGTTACTACAGCAGAACTAAACGGTATCGTAGAGCGCACAGGAGCCTGGTACATACTTCCCGATGGCACAAAAGTCCAAGGCAAGGAAGCATTTGTTAATCGTGTTAGAGAGGATCTTGACTTGCAAGAATCAATTAAGTCTAAGTTAAATGAATAATTACAGCACATACGAAGGAAAGTTTCCTTGTAAAACTTGCAAAAAAGAAGTAAAAACTATGAGAGTTTATATGGATGCTGGTATGGCATCTTGGATGTGTTCAGAAAAACATTTATCAGAAGTAATGTTATTTAAAAAAGGATATAAAAAAGTAAAAAAAAATGACTGAGAAAAGCGAAAGCAAAAGAATTGGTGCTAAACAGCACAAAAATTCTGGACGCAATACCCAAAAAGGTGATGCTTCTTGGAAAACTTTTGTTGTAGATTTTAAAGAAGTTGGAAAGTCTTTTACTTTAAATAAAGAGGTTTGGGCTAAGGCTACTACAGATGCCATGAAAAATGGCAAAGATCCAGCAATAGTGGTCGTAATGGGCGAGGGTAACGCAAAGGTAAGACTTGCTATAATTGAAATGAGTATACTAGAAAACATAATGGAGGAATAATGGAGCAACAGCAAACAACAATAGATATGGTAAATGGTTTGGCAGAGATAGCAGACTATATGCAAGATGAGGAGTTGACCACAGCACTTACCTTTATTGCCAAGATTATAATTAAACCAGACATACCTCTTAATGTGGCTACGGTTGAAATAGTTCGCTTACAAGCCATTGCTGCAAAAATGTCATTTAAAGCAACTTGGATGGCCAACGTTGACAAGTCGGACAGAGCAAAAAAGAACATATATTTCACGGCAGCAGATTCAATCAACAACTTGGTATCAGCGCTTAAATACATAATCCGCTAACCTGCTATACTTAGTACAAACAAAGGATAAACAATGGCTAAAAATTTATTAAAGCAAGTTATGATTAAAAATAATCAGGGCAAGGTTAAGAATACCGCAGAGGATGAAGATTTTGTTGAAGGCTTAGTAGAGGCAATCAACTCTGGCTATCTTGCTAAAACAAAACCAAAATTTACAAAGAAGAATAATTTTTCTGCATCAAACTTAACCTATGGTTCTGGAGAGTGTCCAAGGTATTGGTATTTGGCTTTTGAGGGGCAAATATTTTATGATAATGCAGACGCTTTTGGTGTAGCAAACAGAACACAGGGAAGTCTTGGACATGAAAGAATACAAGAAGCAATAGCAGCCTCTGGTCTGCTTGCACAAGACATGGAGTTTGATCCACTACCAAGAAAGTATAATAAGCAAACTCATCCAGCAATGGAGTTTAGAGTTAAAACTGATGATCCGCCATTTGATGGATACGGGGATGTCATGCTTGACTACAAGGGCGAAAGACTTCTTGGCGAAATAAAGACAATGCCTAACGATGGTTTTCAATATAAAAAAATAAGTAGACGACCTAAGATGGGTCACTTAATGCAGTTATTAATGTATATGAAGGTTTTAAAGATTCGTAAAGGCGTTATGATTTATGAAAATAAAAATAACCATGAGTTACTTACGTTGCCTGTAGTGGTAAATGAGCATTATCGTAATTGGGTAGAACAGGCTTTTGAGTGGATGAGAGTAGTTTATAAAAATTGGAAAGATCAACAATTGCCAGAAATTCCATATCGCTCAAATTCAAAAATTTGCAAGGTGTGTCCAATTCAAAAAGCGTGTGCCGAAGCAGGGACAGGCACAATAAAGATTAAACCGTTGGTATTATTAAAAGACGAAGAGGATTAATCAATGTGAAATTATGTGAAAGGTGCGATAGCCCATTTAAGCCAAAAGTAAGTTATCAAATTTATTGCGGAAGTTCTTGTAGAGAAGAAGCAACAAAAGCAAAGATAGCCGAAAGATATCAAATAACTCGCAGACAAAATAGAATAGGTAAAAAAAGACTTTGTCTTGGTGGTTGTGGAGAGCAGTTGTCTATATATAATGATTTTGGATTTTGCCCCAATTGCAATGTAAATAAAAAAGAAGTAGATAAAATATTGAAGCAATTGAAAGGATTTTTTGATTATGAACAAGAGTAAGTGGGGCGTTCCATTAATGCCAGATACTATTTGTGCTATTGATGCCAGCACTAACAGTCTTGCTTTTGCTTTGTTTGATACTAAACAAAAAACACTAGGTACCGTAGGAAAAATTAATTTTGAGGGCAAAGATATTTATGAAAAAGTAATGGATGCTGGCAAAAAAGTAAAAGCATTTTTTGATCACTATGAGGGATTTAGGGCAATCATTATTGAGCATACTGTTTTTATGAATAGCCCTAAGACTGCTGCAGATCTTGCTCTTGTGCAAGGTGCTATTCTGGGAGCAGCAGGGCAATCAGAAACAGAAGTAATCGGCAAGGTATCACCTATCACATGGCAAAACTTTATTAATAACAAGAAGATATCTAAAGAAGAGCAGTTGGCAATTCGCTCTGCTAATCCTGGAAAGTCTGTTTCTTGGTATAAGTCATACGAAAGAAATCTTCGTAAAGAAAGAACAATAAAGTTTATTAATACTATTTATGATAGAACAATTACAGATAATGATGTAGCAGATGCTTGTGGTATTGGGCACTGGGCTTTGTCTAATTGGAGTAAAGCAATAGGTGCAATATGAGCGACAGAAATAGTTTTATTTTCAAAGAAGAATGTTCTGAAGTCATACTTACTGTAAAAACTCTTGCTCCTACAAAATGGTTGTTAATAGATCGTGAAACGGGTCAAACATATCAAGGAAATCCAGAAGGTTATTGGGATAAAATAAAAATAGTAGAAAGAGGTAGCCTATAATGCCAGAGTTAAATGCAAACATCCCGCCAATTGAATGCTATGTTCGTGGTAATTTTTTGCGAAACCAAAAAGACAGTCACGATCAATACTTTCCATGTGTGATCTTTGGCGTATCCAGTGTACCAAACCGAAGCCCACTGTTTCATTTTATGATGGAGGATGGCGGTATCTGGTGGAGAATGCCTATCAATGCTTTCTGTACTGAGCCAGGGGTTAAAGAAGAAGACATACACAACTTAGTATTATGGAATTCCTTTAGTCCTTTTGTTACCGTCACAAAATTCTCAAACCTTGCAAACCTTAGCATGTTCTATACGGATAGAACTAAGACTAAGGTATCTGGTAAGTATTTATTTACTTTAGATTGGTACAGCGGAGACGCAAACAATCTTGATGATGGCTACTCTGAAAACCCTGGTCAGCATAAATGTGGGCACGTTATTCAACGTGATGATGGTAACTTTGCTATCCAACCCAACAACCGTATCTTTGTTTTAGAGCCTTCATTTACTACAAAGCCTGGTAAGCCTGTTATACATCGCCTTATTAATACCCGAAAATGGGACGTAGAAGATGCTTCCAAGTGGATCACAGAAGATTCAGATGCATATCATTATGACGTTATTGATACAGAAGTTGACAAATAATATTATGGCTGCTAAACTATATACAAGCGAGACTTGGCTCCGTAAAAGGTTTGTTATGGATAAGAAGTCTCCACAAGACATTGCTAAGGAGTGCGGAACTAGCGTTGAAACTATTTACGTATACCTTGCTAAATTTGGATTAAGGAAGTCTAAGCGATGAACTTGCAACCAGTATTTAAAGATGTAAAAAGATTTAGTTGTGAAGATTTATACCTTCACTCTACTGCAGCACCTTCTGGTAACGATATTTTTTCAACATGTCATAAAATTGCAAAAATGCTTATTGATAAAAATATTGCATATGGTGATTCTGCCTTAGAGCCTGTTAGAATTTTTAGTAAATCAGATCCAGTAGAACAACTTAGAGTAAGAATTGATGACAAATTAAGTAGACTTATGAAGGGAACAGACTATGTTGGAGATAATGATATAGATGACCTTATTGGATATTTGGTATTGCTTAAAATAGCAAAGGAAAAAAATGTCAACTGAAACAGAACTAATTCAACATCTTGATGAGGTAAACAAGGTTGTCACAGAGTATTTAAAAGGACAAGATCCAACAAAAATATCTAAAGACTTAGATATGCCAAGAACTCGTGTTGTTGCATTAATTAATGAGTGGAAGGTTATGGCTTCTGCTAATGAGGCAATTCGTGCTCGTGCCAAAGAGGCTCTTGCTGGAGCAGACACACATTATAGTAAGTTAATCACAAAAGCATATGAAGTTATTGACGAGGCATCAATGACAAATAATCTTAGTGCAAAAACACAGGCAATCAAACTAGTTATGGACATTGAAAAATCTAGAATTGAGATGCTTCAAAAGGCTGGCTTGCTTGAGAACAAAGAACTTGCAGAAGAAATGATTGAGATTGAAAGAAGGCAAGATGTGTTGGTTGAAATACTTAGAGAAATTGCTTCTACCCACCCAGAAGTTCGTGATTTAATTATGCACCGACTTTCTCAGATTGCCAAAGAAGGAGAGGTGATTACAATTGTCCACGACGTTCAATGAGTTTTTTGATGTTTTAAAAGAAAATCATTTTGTTGAAACTCCTGTAGATGTAAAAACATTTGTTCAGTCACCAAACTATCTTGGTCAACCGTTGCTGTCTGACATCCAATATGAAATCGTAGAGGCCATGAGTCAAATCTACCGTAAAGAAGATCTAATAGAATTGATGGGGCAGGCTGAAGGACTAAACCATTTTAATAAGTATACAAAGAATGAACTGATTCTACAACTTGGCAAGGGATCTGGAAAAGACTTTATATCAACGGTGGCATGTGCATATGTAGTGTATAAACTTTTATGCCTTAAAGATCCAGCAACTTACTTTGGTAAGCCTGCAGGAGACGCTATTGACCTCATAAATGTTGCTATTAACGCACAACAAGCAAAAAATGTTTTTTTTAAAGGATTTAAAACAAAAATTGAAAAGTCTCCTTGGTTTGCTGGAAAGTATAATGCCAAAGCAGACTCAGTTGAGTTTGATAAATCAATAACAGTTTATTCTGGACACTCAGAAAGAGAATCGCATGAGGGGCTAAACCTTCTTATGGCAGTACTTGATGAGATTTCTGGGTTTGCAACAGAAGTTAATACTGGCAACGAGCAAGGTAAAACTGCAGACAACATCTACAAGGCTTTCCGTGGATCAGTAGACTCTCGCTTTCCTGATCTTGGTAAGGTGGTTCTTCTTTCATTTCCCCGATATCAAGGTGATTTTATTTCACAAAGATATGAGTCAGTTATTGCTGAAAAAGAAACCATTGAACGCACACATAACTTCATAATGAATGAAGACTTGCCACATGATGATCCAGCAAACCAGTTTGAAATTTCATGGGATGAAGACACAATATTGTCATACAAAGTTCCAAGAGTATATGCATTTAAAAGACCAACATGGGAAGTAAACCCCACAAGAAAAATAGAAGATTTTAAGTTGGCTTTTTACACAGACCTTGGTGATGCAATGATGAGGTTTGCATGTATGCCAACCTACGCATCAGATGCATTCTTTAAACAAAAAGAGAAGTTAGAGAAATGTATGAATACCAGAAATCCGTTAGATCAATTTAGAAGGTTTGACGCAACATTTAAAGCAGACCCAGAAAAGGTATATTATATTCACGCTGACCTTGCACAAAAGCATGACAAGTGTGCGGTAGCAATTGCACATGTAGATAAGTGGGTTAACATTCAAGTTATTAAAGACTATGAACAGGTGGCCCCCATCGTCGTTGTTGATGCCGTTGCCTGGTGGGAACCAAAAGCAGAAGGACCAGTTAACTTGTCTGAAGTAAAACAGTGGATCATTAATTTGCGTAGAGAAGGCTTTAATATCGGAATGGTTTCTTTTGACCGTTGGCAATCATTTGATATTCAGAATGAACTTCAGGCTGTTGGCATTAAAACAGAAACTGTGTCAGTTGCAAAAAAACACTATGAAGATTTGGCCATGATGATTTATGAAGAGCGTGTTGCCATACCAATGATTCCTATATTGTTAGAAGAAATGTCAGAATTAAAAATAATGAAAGGCAACAGGGTTGATCACCCTCGTAAAAGGTCAAAAGACTTGGCCGATGCGGTCTGTGGGGCGGTATTTGGAGCAATATCCCATACACAAAAGACTAATAATACAGAGATAGAGATTCACACATGGAGTTCTTCTACACGACTTGCAGAAAAACAGCAACGTATGGTAGAATTGGATAATCGGGAAATGCCTAACGATGTTAAGGACTTTCTAGATAAACTTAACCTAATATAAAAATAACAAGGAGAATAATGAATTCATTTAAGAAAATTGCCCTAGGACTCGCTGCAGCAATGTCCTTTGGCGTACTATCAGCACTTCCGACAAGTGCTGCTGTGATTGCACCGTCACTAACGATTGATTCTGCTACAGACTCAATCCTTGTAGGTGAAACCGCAACAGCAGTGGTAACATTGTCATTTATTTCAGAAACATCAGCAGATACAGCAACTGTATTGTCTGCCATGTTCTCACAGCCAACAGGCGCTGCAAAGAATGCAACACTTACTTTGCTTGAAACAACAACTTCAACAGTAGAGGTTGCTGCTAGCAATATATCGGCAGATGTTAACTCAACTGTAAACACACCAGGATATGTAACTGCAAAATTTACGCTGTCATTGGTTGCACCTACAGTTGCAGGTACTTATGAGGCACGAGTTATCACAACCAAGCCATCAACTGGTCCAACTATTTCATGGACAGTTACGGTTAAAACAGGGGACATTACTCCATCTGCAGCAACAACAACTTCAATCCTCAATGCAGGAGAAGTAACAACTGCAACAACAGATGCAACAGTGTACGCACCAAAAACAGCATCATCTGATGCAGCAGCGGTTATCGTTGTTACACCTAAGAATGCTGCAGGAGGATCTGCAACAGAAGCAATTCTTGCAACAGTATCAGGATCAGGTTTGATTGGATATGGCACTAATGCCACAACAATGTCTTCTGCTGGTCGCTCAATTGTTATTCCAACAGGTAACTATATTGGTATTTTTGCTGACGGTACAGCAGGAGTTGGAACAATTACTCTTACAACACTTACAGGTACAGTTCTTGCAACAGAGACTGTAACATTCTATGGAGATATTGCTACAATTACGGCAACTCCAGTTAAGTCTGTTATCGCACTTGGCGCAAATACAACCACCGTAAAGGCAGTTGCTAGAGATGCATCAGGCGTAGCAGTAGGAGCAGGCACACTTTATGCATACTCATCAGATGTAGCGACAGTATCTGATTCAGGTACAGCAGCAACAATCGTAAACGGTGAAGCAGTCTTTACGCTTACAGGTGTTAAGGCAGGTGGGGTTGCGGTTACAGTAAAGAACTCAACAGGAACAATTGCTTCTGCTCCAGTTGCTACTCGTGTAGAGGCAGCAGCAGCAACAGTTAAGTTGTCATTTGACAAGGAAACATATCTTCCAGGAGAAGCAGCAACTATCAAGGTTCAAGTTCTTGATGCAGCAGGTCTTCCAGTATCTGGAAAGACACACTCAGCACTATTTGCAACAGGTGGAATTACTTCAACCTATGCATTTGGTTCAGGTTCAGATGTTCTTACAGCAACATCAATCACAACTGATACAGAAACAGTTAAGTCATATAAGGTATTTATGCCTTTGACAGAAAACACTGTAACAATTACTGCAACAGGTGGATCATCTCTTCCAGTAGCAGGACAGGTTGCAGTTACAGCATCAGCAACAGTATCTAATGAAGCAGCAAAGGCTGCTACAAAGGCTTCTGAAGATGCAGCAAAGGCAGCACAGGCTGCTACAGATGCTGCAAACCTTGCTGCTGAAGCAGCAGATGCTGCAACAGTTGCTGCTGAAGAGGCACGCAATGCTGCTGATGCTGCAACCTCAGCCGTTGAGGCTCTATCAACTGAGGTTACAACTTTGATGGCAGCCCTAAAGGCACAAATTACAACTCTTGCCAACACAGTTGCCAAGATTGCAAAGAGGGTAAAAGTAAAAAAGTAAAAACCTTAATCTAACAACTAGGGGAGTCAGGAAACTGGCTCCCTTTTTTGTTGCATAAAATGATATAATAGCCTTATTAGTCATATCACCACTACGACTATTAGGAGTTAAAGATTAAAAAGTTATTAAGAATAACATTAATTGCGTCACTTGCTCTATTTCCCCTCTTTTTAGGAATTGACAAAGCACATGCATCAGAAGGTTTGACTGCTCAGGTTTATGATGTACTAGGACAAAACGAATCTCCTTACATACCACAGGAAGCCTCTCCAGTAGTAACTACAAACGTACCCAACATTGACTTCCAGTGGGGCGAGGGTAGCGTCTTAGGCGGTCCCTCAGAGGATGTTGTTGTACGATTTACAGGGTCAATTAGAAGCGATTCTACTCAGGATATATCATTTTATGCAACAGCAGATGATGGAACAAAACTTTACATTGACGGTATTAATATAACAAACGACTGGTACGACAAAGGTGGCGGAGGAACAACAAGCGCACCAGTAGCATTTACGGCAGGAGTTCCAAAGACCATAGAGTTACTGTACTATGAAAATGGTGGAGGTGCTTGGGTTGAACTATGGTGGAATCAGTCTGGGTCAATGCAAGTTATTCCAGCAGAAGCCTTTACTTCACAAGCAGCCCCAGTAGTAAAAACAATAGGTCCTCCAAGAAATTTAACAATATCTAGTGGAGAAACATCAATAGTCTTAAGTTGGGAAGCACCAGACACTGGAAACACTCAACCAGAAAGATATGCTATCTCTTTTAGTGCAGGTAGCGGGGGATGGGGAATAGCAACTGGAAATGTTGGAGATGCTAATGCTCTTAACACAACAATTACAATTAATCATTCATTATTAGATAGCCTTCTTCCAGCAGGAACCGTATGGTCATTTCATATTAGATCAGATAACGATACATTTTCTCTTTACTCTGAAAATTCAAACGTTGTTACTGGGTCTACATATGTAGCACCTGCTCCTGAACCTACTCCAGAACCTTCTCCTGAACCTACTCCAGAACCTTCTCCTGAACCTACCGAAGAACCAACAGAAGAGCCTACCCCAGAGCCTTCTCCTGAACCTACGGTGGATCCTACAGAGGAACCCACACCTGAACCATCACCAGAAGTTACACCCGAACCAGAGCCAACTGATGAGCCAGTTGTAGAACCAACTGAAGAGCCTGCCCCTGAACCTACACCAGAGCCAGGACCAATTGAAGAGCCTGCCCCTGAACCTACAACAGAGCCAACTGAAGAGCCTGCCCCTGAACCTACACCAGAGCCAGGACCAATTGAAGAGCCTACTGGACCAACTGAAGAAGAAGAGGCCATAAGGTTAGCAACAGAAGCAGCAGCAGCACAAGCAGAGGCAGAAGCACAAGCGACAGCAGATGCTTTAGCAGCAGCACAAGCCCAAGCCGAAGCAGAAATTGCAGCCCAAACAGCAGCCCAAGCAGCAGCACAGGCAGCAGAGGCAGCAAGAATAGAGGCTGAAACAGCAGCAATAGTTGCAGCCCAAGCAGCAGCAGCCAAAGCAGAAGCAGAAAGAATTGCTGCAGCAGAAGCAGCAGAAGAAGCAGCAAGAATTCAGGCAAAGGCTGAAGCAGAAGCAAAAGCCAAGGCTGAAGAAGAAGCAATTGCTGAAGCAACAAAACAGGCAGAGATAAAAGCCCAAGAAGAAGCAGATCGCATTGCAGCAGAAGTTAAAGCAGCAGAAGAAAAAGCAGAAGCAGAAGCCAAGGCAGAGGCTGAGCGTATAGCAGCAGAAGAAGAGGCTGCTCGCATAGCAGCAGAAATAGAGGCTGCTGAAGCAGAAGCGAAGGCAAAGGCTGAAGAAGAAGCAATTGCTGAGGCAACAAGACAGGCAGAAGAAGATGCAAAAGCAGAGGCTGAACGCATAGAAGCAGAGCGCATAGCGGAAGAAGAAAGAGCCATTGCAGAAGCAAAAGAAGAGGCTGAACGGATAGCAGCAGAAGAAGCCAGAATCTTAGCAGAGCAAAAGGCTAAAGAGGCTGAGGCTGCAAGATTAAAGGCAGAAGAAGATAGAAAGGCTGCTGAGCAAAAGGCTTTAAATGATGGAAAGATTACAGCAGAAGATGCTAAAAAAGTTTTAGATAATATTAACTCTGACGGTAAGGTTACCCAAGCAGAAGTTGCAAGTATTGTAGAAGCAATTAAACAATCAGACAAGCCACTTACATCTGAGCAAAAAGATTTAATTGCAACAGTTGTTGTCGCAGCAGCCATATCATCTGGAGAAAATGTTTCAGCAGCACAGATCCAAGATGCTGGAATTGAATACAAGGATCTTCCAGCCTCAACACCAGTTGAAGTTCGTACATCTGAAAGCGGAGAAGCACTTGTTATAACAGCAGAAGTTGCTGCAAACGTAGAATTAGTTACAGATGCTGGAGCATTATTAGAAGCAGCATTTACTGATCCAGGAGCAGCACTAGAGGCAATTGGAAGTATTGGTGCAGATATGACAGAAGAAGAAAGAGAAGAGGCAACAGATATGGTTGTGGTTACAGTAGTAGCAACAGGTGCAGCAATGAATGCGGTAGCAGCAGCAGCGAGTGCAGCCACTGGTGCAGCCACTGGTGCAGCCACTGGTGCAGCCACTGGTAGTTCATCTGGTGGACGAAATTCTGGAGGAGGCTCGTCAGGAGCAAATTCTCCAGGCTCAAGAGGAGGTAGAAAATGGTAAGAATACTAAAAAATATAATCAAGGATCTCATAGATCAGGCATGGACTCTTCTTGGAATGTTTATTGCCTGGGTAGTATTAGACGGTAGTGCAAAAACTATCGTTGGACATGGAATTATGGCAACCCTTGGTCTTTGGATTATAACTAGTCCACTTAGGAATAAAGAACAAGAAGACTAGTTTATTTAGAAATAAATATAGTATAATGTTAGTTATGAAGGCGATACTATCTATATTTTCTGCTGTTATTTTAGCCCTTGGGTTATCTGGCTGTGGAATATTTCAGGATCGCTATAGATATGAGTGTCAAGATCCACAAAACTGGAATAATGAAATTTGCAAACCTCCATTATGTGCAGGATAT